GTTTGATAGATACGGCTAGCGTTCTCGGAAGATTACCTGTCCGCCCGTCATGTAATGGACGATACAACGGACAATGCACGATAGAAGCCAGAGGGTATGAGATGAGAACGCTAGCTATATGTGTCATCCATCTAACCGGGTTAGTGCAATCAACCGTAAGGAATAGTAATGTATCAAATCATCGCTCACAAAGCACATGGCATCATCGAGGTAGCAGAAGCACATATCCCTGCTAGGGATTTGGCAGCCGCACTTCTGTATGTCAGGGACCTGAATGAGTTCCTTACTCCTGTCGTCTACACCGTGGAGAGAGAGGAAGCGTCATGATGACTGGTACCGAGACAATCATCCTTGGATGGTTGCTTCTCATCTATGCCAGTGTCAAAATCAAATGGGGTGAGAAGTGATAAACGTCGATCGTACGAATGGGGTTCGGTTGGTTACAGACCCTATCGCCAATATCTCACGGAAAGTTGTCGATCTCAAGCCACGCGACACCCTACTAGACGGTAGGGTGGTAGATCACATTCAACTAGTCACGCCAGCGGTTGTACGAGTGATCTTTAGACCATCTCTTATCACAAACGAACGTCTGTCCGCACTCTTTACCATTGGAGAACGGGTAGTACTACAACACCCATAAAGCTTGCACTCGGAAGACTGACAAGAGGGTCAGAGGCTATAAAAAAAGGGTTCGAATCCCCGCCGAGTGCATTTACAAGGTCTAGGACTAGATAAAAGCTAGTATGGTAAAGAACGCTTGAAAGAGTCCTGCCCCGCTAGCTACCTGATATGTACAACCAAAAGGAGTGATCGTACATGGTTACGTACGAAGACGTAGTAAGTGCATGGGACATTCTCCAAGACGCCAACGTTGGCCGTGGAGTTTCCATGCACGAATTCGCAATTGCGAATGACATCGAGCGCAAGTGCGACCAAAGCAATATAGACTCCTGTCAAGATCCTCTTTCGGCAATGGCTGACATCCTGGTCGGCATGGGATTTCTAAATCCCATGGCACCGTCAATGGTGAATGAAGCTGTAGGAATGGCTACCTCGGTTGCATTTATGGTTGGCATTCTTGCCGCACGGCAAGAACGTGAACGCTCTGTAGACATGTCCTCATTTGAAGATATGATGAAGGGAGGTGAAAACTAATGGCACGTACTCTCGACACACTGCCCACCCGAAAGGGCGGACATCGTACAGCTAAGTACCCATACGCGGAATGGTTCGATGGTACAGTGCGAGTCATCCTCAAGGATGAGGATTACTCGGCTAAAACCCTCTCAATGAAATCTAGCCTAGCGGGTGAGGCTTCAAATCGAGGCTTCGCATTGAACACTCGCTCACTCGACTCGCTCGATCCAGCATCCGGCAAGTCTATCCGTCAACTACTCAAGCTGAACACTAAGGCGGAGGGGTTCGCTTTCCAAGCAATTCCCAAACCTGCAAAGAATGGTTCTGAGTAGGTGTAGGCACGAAGGCTAGGCTCTGGTCTAGCCTTTGTGCGTGCAACTAAAAGAGAGGTTCAAATGACCATCGCAGATATCATCCGCAATAGTAAAGGTCGCACCCATGGGTGGGAAGTAGAGAATGAGGGAGATGGTCTAGTCGCCCTAGTTCATCATGGTACAGCCTTGCTCGTTTGGGAACCCGCTAACCTAACCAATGGCTACCTTTGGATAAACATAGGTCGGGGAAGTGTAAGTGACCAGAACGGACTCAACACTGCTTTCAAGGTGCTAGGACTGCCCTACCGCATGGACCGCGACCAAAGAGGCGGCGGACCTAGAATCACTACTCTTGCGTAGTGCAGACACCCGGTCTAGGACTAGGTAAAAGCAGTGGTTTCCCATTGGGGATTACGAGGTATAGAGTTCAGCTAGCCTCACTGCTGCCGGGTGCCTGCAATCCCGCAGGAACGAAATAGGAGGGTCATTATGACCTATCAGGTGGTCCAGATCAGCGACGGGCAGGTCATGGAAGATGACGTGCAGGAGTCGCAGGTCCAGGAGTATGAGGACGCCATCCTGAACTTCAACATCCTCTTTGCCCGTCCCGACACTCGGGTCGAGCTTCGCCCGGCCGCATAAGGGACAAGTGCGAGGGAGGGTTTCGACCTTCCCTCGCGCAACCCTTTATGGGTTAATGTCAATATTCTACCGAAAGGAAATTATGCCAGTAGCAACTATGCTAGCCATTGCCGCTAGTTTCTGGAGTAGCCATAATTTCATGGCCGCTCAACCAGTTACATGGTCTTGGTTCAACGAACCTCAATCACGTATCTATCCATATCAATACTCAACCTACGGCTATACTTTCCTAAACTCATACCACATCAACCTAAATCGCTGGTTCTGGGATCGAGCCTCCAATCGCGACCGATGTGCCGTAGTAATCCATGAGTTCGGTCATGCCGCCTTCGGCTTCCAACACACAGAAGCCGGCATCATGGCCCCAGACGCCACAGTCTCGACTCACAACAGTACCCCAGGCGCCTGTCTTCTGTCACGACAAGCCTGGCGCTACCTTAGGTAGTGAGTGTAAGAAAACGAAATGCATACGGGCTACTATTTTTTTGTTCTCATATACGAACATACGTTCCTCTTGAAAAACGCTATCAGACCTGCTAGATTTTATCTAGCGCCTAACCTGCCATAGGAGGCTCTCATGACCACACAAACATGGACAAAGGGATTTCATGTAGGACCCATGAAATTCAGAGTCACACTTATGAAGCATACCTACGCCCCTAAAGATAAACGCTGGGTGCTTCAGACTTCAACCTTCTTCGACTTTAGAATTTAGATAGTCTAGCCCCTGTGGTGGAAATGGCAGACACGCCGGATTTAAGTCCCGGTCCTTTTAGGGTGTAGGTTCGAGTCCTACCAGGGGTATTATGGAATCTCAGATAATGAGCTCATCAACTACATCGAAAGGTACTAATGGCTAAGACAGCAGACCAAATACTACAAAATGCAGAAGACTACATGAAAGAGTTGCAGTTACGTAGTCTTAGTATGAATCAGAAGTTGACCGATCTATACCTTGAACAGACCAAGGTAGACAAGTTGCTCAAGGCACTCAAGGGTCCAAAGGACGACAGCAGTACCCCTAGGAAGCAACGCAAAAGTCAGGTTGGGGATCTGTCCCAGCCTCGCCGCCGGCCACGTCAGAAACGCACTAATAAAATCTGATAAGGAGCTATCATGAGTAAGTCTAGAACTGGTAGGACTCTAATCAAGCGAGTCCTGAAATACTTCAAAGAAGATCCAAAGAATCATTGGATTCAGGGGCAATCCTGGAATGGTAGAGGCGGATACTGTGTCTCAGCAGCACTCAGTATATTTGGAACAAATAAAGCTAATGATGAGGCAAGAAAAGCCCTCCGTGCCAGTGGTGCAGTTAAATTGGTAGTTATTAATGATATACAAGGATTTAATGCTGTAATTGATATTCTTGAAAAAGGACTGAAGGAACTTGAGAGAACTTGAGCAACTACCCGAACAAGTTCGTAAAACTTTTGAACGGAACTTATCCATCGGGGATAAGTTCAGACATAAGTATTCTCAACGTACCTGGCAAATACACCAAATTCATCGTAAGGATGCTATAGTCGAATTAAAGGGACCAGGTGTAGAGAAAAAAATCAGTGTAAGTTTTAATGATCTAAAACGTAGCTGGGAGAAACTAGATGACTAGTGTACCAGGAGTAGATGAGTTTGGCTCTTTCCGACTCACAAGTGGTATCTGTGGATGGTGTAACCAGACCGGTATTGTAGTTAGATATGGTCCACACGGATTCGGTCTACCCCTTGATATTGATATCAAAGCCACTATCGGACAAGGCCATACTCACCATAAGAGAGTTTATCCAATCCTTCTAGGAGTTACTTGTGGTGATTACGCTAAATTTCACCGTCAAGTAGCTCACATCTCTGATCATCTCTTACGGAATAGGGTAACAGCATGATAAAACTAGGACCAGGATTTAAATTTCTAATTGGAATTTGGATAGTTTTAAGTCTTGAACTAATCATCTACATAGGAGAAAGACTCTAATGGAACTTATTGATAAGCTTGTTCTTCAAACAGAACAAGAGATTGGCGAATACAAACGCCAGCGTGAGCATCTTCAATCCAACGTTCAAGACACGTTGGATAAGATTAAGAGTTACGAGATTAAGGAAAAGGAGGCTCGTAAACTCCTCAAAGTTCTACGAGCTAAGCAGCCTAAACGTTCTACCCCTTTAAAGGATTCTTCTAGGAACGAAATTGATTACGATGGCGCTCTTGAACTTCTAAGCGAACAAGAGACTTTTAAGCAATCAGAACTTGAATCCCTCATAGGAGCAGATTCAAAAACTGTCAATAATAAACTACGCTGGTTAAGAAATAAAAACAAGGTGATACTCGTACAAACCGGCAAAATGGGACACAAAGACTCAGCTATCTATAAAGTAGTAAGAAATGACTAGTCCTGAGATATGGAGGAAATAAAAAATGCCAGCCAACATTGATAGTATGTTTAGTGTCAGAGAAGTTCCTTGGCATGAACAGGGAGTAATCCTAGACGAACCACCCGTAAGTGTCATAGATGCACTTCACAAGAGTGGGCTAGATTGGTTAGTTGAAACAAGACCAATCTATATTGAAGATCTAATGGGCATTCATGTTGAAGTTGAACAGTTCAAGGCTGTTACTAGGATGGATACCCTCACGCCCCTGGGGATCGTAGGAAACCGATACACCCCTGTTCAGAATGTTGATGCCTTCAAATTCCTCGACAACCTCATCGGCACAGATCTACTATTCGAGACTGCGGGTTCCCTCGGCATTGGACAACGCGTTTGGGTACTCACAAAGGTTCCCGAATTTATTACCATTGGTGGGGATGATATTGGGCAGTACGTCCTATTCGCAAACTCCCACGATGGCAAGAGTGCGGTCACAGTCATGGTTACACCTGTGCGGGTGGTATGTCAGAACACACTCTCTCTAGCACTTAGCAAGCAGACTAAAAATCGCTTCAATATGAGGCACACTCCAAACGTGCATCTTCAGATTGAAGCCGCACGCGATGCACTAGATATGTCCATCAACTATAACCAACAATTCAAAGTTATTGGTGATGGACTGGCCAACAGTAGGCTAACCAAAAACAAGCTAGGAAAGATCATTGATGAACTGTGGCCCGCTGAAAGTGATCGCGCAATTGCTAACCGTGATCAAGCTAGAGATATCATCTATGACCTACATACCTCAGGAGCAACTGTTGGCAATTCCCCTGGAACCAAGTGGTCTGGACTCAATGCCATTTGTGAATACCTGGACTGGTATCGACCTACACGTGGCGATTCCGATCGTTTCGCTAGAATCAACTTCGAGCCTACTAATCCAAAGCAAAAGGCATATGAACTAATAGTGAATAGCTAATGATCTGGATATCCCTCAGCATTGTGGTGTTACTCATATACTCAGGAATAACAGCAATAATTGCTAAGCGTGAAGACAATCATCCAGATCTTGAAGATTATTCCTTCGCTGCCCCTGCGGCCCTCTTTGCAATGATGTTCCTACCATTTACCATCGCCATTTTCATAGCATGGGGAATGGGAGAAGGATGGAGTAAGGCTATCCTAGCTAGAGAAAAGAAAATTCGTAAACTAGAACAAGAGAAATATAAGGCAAACTACAGGGCAGTAGAACTAGCTAATAGAATTAAGCAACTGGAACAAGAACTAGATATTCATTAGCAAAAGAAAAGGCCCATCATTTCTGGTGGGCCTTCTCTTTGCGGTGGAACGCGCTCTTTTGCGAAGGATACTTAAATCTACTCTAAGCGGGACCCTTTGTCAAGGATCTAATCCACAGAATGCGTCAACCGATCGGGAAGGTAAGCACTTAGGGGAAGACTTAGACGTGTGCAAATCATATCAGCGGTAGATAGTCTAATTGCCTTCTGCTCGCCGCCTAGAATTCTTTTAAGATGAGAAGGGTCTAATAATTCACCAGCACCATTACGTAACAATGATAAAAAGGGATCAACTGGTACAAAGACATCTTCTTCTTCAGGAAGAGGATAAAAAGTGTAATGACGATTTGGTGGCTTACCCTTACGTTCTTGTGCTAACGCATAAAACATACGCTTCTCTTGCAGATACAAAGCATGTAATTTAGGATCAGCCATAGCTTTTTTATACTTCTTATAAGCATATTTTGCTTGGCTTTCCCGTCTACGCTCTAACCAACCAGGATCATCTCTACGCCGTCGCTGATATTCAACATTCCATTGATTACGACACACCTTACACCAGGCATCAAAATATCTTACCTTAGTTATGTGGTGTGGCTTAGTATAGAAAAAATCAGTCGTTGCCGGATATCGTTTCCCACAGGCCCCTTTGCAAAGTTTAGTTCCATCCTCGGCAACGGATCGCGAAGTGTATGTAACTCTTTTAGCTTTCCGCATCTTACGCATCCACTCCAATCCAAACGAGCATATGGAAAGAATTGATCACAAACATACATTAAGAAACTTTCTTGACATCTTCGTCATCTTCCTCAGTCGGGCAGCCGTGAAATCTTCGCATCAATACGTTCTAGCAATCTTCGAATGGCTCGTAGCTCATTCATGAGGTTCATTATCTCGGCTGCTGTCATCAGAGTTCTCCCAAGATGAGGCGACGCATTATTTCTTATCTTTCTTTTGTGATCCGTAAATCATCGGCTTACCACGACCTTGTGTCATTCGCTGAAACATCTCACAACGATCTTGACACCACTTATCATCAATCCTACGTGGCTTTATATGAATATCTTCATCATATGAAGCAGATCCTACTCCAAGAATTGGTGTTTTATCAAAAAAATCAGAATCAAGTTCTTTAGGCAAAGCCATCCCTCGATGATAGTAGGACCCAATACTTAGACTTACGTCTAATCAGTGTGTATGAAACCATAGGACCGTCAACATCAAAAGTCCATTCAGCACTATCATCGTCAATCTTGGTACGCTCTACCCATCCTAGGGTACGAGATTCTTCTGGACGACCGGTGCCCCAAACCTCTTGACCGTCCTTCCGTAGACTAACGTACCCAAATCCAGGATGATAGTCCCGATTGAGAGCTACCCTCTCTTCAGATGGCTTAGGTTGTATCCCACAAATGTGGAACCCTGGTCCATGTATAGAAGTTTCAACTTTCCTTACGACCATATATCGGATCACACCCATTCTTCTCTCGAATAGACATTATATATTTCTCTGGCTTCTTCATGTGTTGGAGGGAAACCTCCAAGAATGATACCATTCGCGGTGTTTCCCCTTCATAGTCAGAGATAATCCTAAATTCAATCTGTCCGGCATCTTCGGAATTACTTCCGACTTGTCCAAGTACTCCAAGTCTATGTGCATCGACTTCACGTTCAAGTCCTTCAATAAGTATCCTAATACGTCTTTCATATATATCTCCAACACTCTCTTGACTTGGGCCGTGCAGTAAACCGTTAATAGGAGACGGTGGAGTGCTCGCCGGCCGTCCGTGGGTGACCCTATCCAGAGAGGCAGCACGTACGTCTGAGAGAGCGTGAGCGTGAGCTAGTGCAACTGCCAGGCGTTGAGGAAGGGATTGAACTGCCCGCCGCCGCTGGGCCTTGGACTGAACATCACGACGAAAGGCCAGGTGCTGTAATTCGGCCTCTTCTTTAGCGTTTCTTTCAGCTTGCTTCTTCAAGTTTGAAGCCACGTTCTACATCCCATGGGTGTATAAAGGATTTACCCTCTTGTATTACTAAATAATCCTGCGGACGGACACCGGGTTCTAGTTCCGCCATCATAGCTCCTATAAATATTGCACTCGCATGATTGACTGGACCTCCTACCACTCTAGGTATCGCATCAGGCTCTATGATAATAGCGTACCAGTCTTTAGGTCCGAATTTTGAAGTAGGATCTATTTCGTCTAGAATTTCGTCTATCTCTTTATCGCTTAAGACTTGATCCCGATTCCTGCGAAGGATACCCATGCATCCATCCTTTTACACCATGTTTACGAATTCTACGTGTAGTCTTCTTCGCCGCAGTTGAGCGCCTCATACCATAGTAGTATTTAATGGTACCTTTTTTCATATCTCCGCTCTCTCCACCAAGCATACTTTACATACAAAGGCCACAGCGGTCTTAATGGGCCTTTTAAAGTTGGCATCCATCTCCACATAGGTATCATTTTCATCTTTTACTCGCGAACCAATAAAAGAAAATAAAGGCTATTACGCCTGGCCCCCAATAACTCCAATAAATCATCTATGAGGCTGTCTTAGCTTGTCGTCAGCAGGATACTCTAAAGCTCGATCACACTTCTCTAACACAGAATAGCAAACCTTACAATCCCCGGGAGCATAATGGACAAACGTTTCCTGTATGTGTTGTATCTCTTCTAAGGAGAAAATAGCATACGGCCCACGATAACCAATCATTTAGCCCTCATACTTTCAGGAACAAGAGAACCAAAATCAGCAGCTAATGTCTTAAGATGGCTACTAGTTGTATATTGAACACAAGGTATCTCCCAATTCTTAGCCAATTCTTTTACCTTAGAAACGTTAGTATGGGTAGGAGTTATTAAAACCTCTATTCTCATCCTTTGAACACGCATACCTGAACTATGAGCTTCTATTCTACCCCAACACGTTACTATACCACCAATACTCCCATGGGTAAACATCCCCTCAGGAGAATAATAGCAATATAAACCACATGTACATTCAGGACTAGGGACTAAATGCGACCTACTAGACGCATTACATATAGCCTCCATTTCCCTAGTCCATGTAGTATTATAACCTGATGTAAGAGCAAGCGGCGATATTGCTGCCGCCCGTAATTTAGACTCTAACTCGTGTAAAACACCAATCTGATTCTTGTTCCAAACAGAACGAGCCAGTTCTATAACCTCATAATCAGGAACAAGTTTCCCATCTGACTCCATTTTATATGCAGCTGGAGTATTAAAATTATATCTCTTAGATTCTATCTCCTTAATTTGTTTTATAATCTTCTTGCTATCCTGTTCTCTAATATTAAAAGCACGAAATCCTAATACAGGATCTATTAAATCTGGAATTGTTACATGCTTATTCCCAATAGCTCCATCCACTTCAAACTTTCACCGGCTCTTTATCAGGAACAGGCTTCTCAATAGGCTTCTCAATGGGAGCAGGAGCAGGAACTTTTAAAGGCTCTACTATTATTGTTTTTGACTTACCTGGCAATGTCATTATGCTGTTCCTCTCTAAAACATTTCTTCATTTTCATTTTTTTGGTTGTATCTCATAGATTGAGGTAACGGAGAACCAAATTCAAGCGCCATTTTCTGTGATATCTTAGAAAATATTGGTATATCGCCTATCCAATCTAACTTCTCAAGTCCCTCCCTTGTTATTTTATTATCAGCAGCCAATGCCTCTATTCTCATTTTTTGAGAACGCATACCAGTAGAATGCACTTGAATCTTACCAGTACACGACACTATACCTATTACCCCATGACCAGCGGAAGGGCAGTTAAAATAACCATATAGTCCACAGTCACATTCCTTACCAGGTGGCGTACTAATTACTAACTCTTTATCACTAAAATCAAATCTAACTACTTCAAAGCAACCAAGATCACACTTAGCCTCATTATCACGTTTCCAAACGTATTCTATTTGATAAGGAGATACCAAACCATTAATATTTATCCCAAAAATACGAAAACCAATAATAGGCTCTATCAAATCAGGAACTTCAAGATGTTGATTACCAATCATATTAAATTACTCCCTTGCGCCCCCCTCACTAAGCAATTCTAAGCTCTTCATTGAACTCCGCAGGGCCATCCTTCTGCCATTCTCCCGGTGCAAGTTTACGAGCCATAGGAATACTCAAATCGCGAAATCCTAAAACTGCTGGATACACAGCACGCAATTTCTCACCTTCATAGACTCGAACACACCATCCAGTATCATGAACATTGGCAGGATTAACTCCACTAAAAGTAAGACGCCAATTAGCAGGAAGTTCTATAATGAAATCTCCTGAACCATTATGACCCTTATTAATAAGATACTGAATGGCGGGCGGATTTTTCATACGTTGACGAGAAGCCATCAGTAAGACCTATCAGACTGAACAGCGTTATAGGTGGGTTCTCCACCATATTCAACCTGATTAAATTGTGCGGCCTTACAAGGACGAGTCTCAAATCCCACTAGATCAGCATGACCCTTGGCATCCTTCATTTCCATATGTACACGTTCCATGCTGCTATCTAAGATGGCGCCAGCCCTCCCATAGTTTTCAGCCTCGAATGCCATACGAATAGTAACTACAACTCTCATATCAATCCCTCACATGGATGGTGATCATATAGTCAGAAACCCTCACTGCCATCCCTCCCAATTACATTTATCACACCAAGGATGATTAAGATACTTCCAAGGCAACCACTTACCACAACCAACACATCTAATTCTCCTATAGTCAGACACATCCTTCATTTCAAAAACATCTTTACTTGATAACCATCATCAGTATACAATTCAGTAGGGTTATAAAAGTCACTCTCTTCTAAAAGAACGGGTCTACCTCTGAATCCATTTAAATCATTAGGACCTTGATGGATACCTGAATTACAACGATCTTCAGGATCTAATATTTGTCCACATAGGTGACACACATATATCATAACCTATTCCTCAACTTCTTCGATATCGCCTGGCAATACATAATACCTCTCATGTAGCGCCCAATAAAAACAGTCAGGATGAGTCCAAAACTGTTGTTGAGGGCGATCACTATCGGGACGAAAAAGACCTACTTCCCATGCCTCTTCCGCATCCATACCCTCATTACAAAAACAGCATCCAAACTTGATTTCCATTAGTTCTTACTAAAGTCACTAATAACCTGGGGAACTGCTGTGTCAAATCCAACGACATCAAGCATCCCTGCATCATTCGAGTCAGCAATACTGAAACCATTGGAAGTCATTCCAACAACAACCAGCTTAGCATTTATTCCGGTCTGGTTACGGTATTCCTTGAGCGCTTGAGCAGGATGAATCCTGCCAGCCCACGTTTCACTGTCGGTGTAAATAATGAACGTTTCTATAGCCTGCCAATTACCCATTGCATACTGCTGACCAGCGGCGACGATAGGGAGAGAACAATCCGTCCAACCGAAGTTCATACGCCGCGTCTCACGCAATAGGTCGTCTAGACGTTGACGGGCACTGAAGCCAACAACTGTAAGACCTTCGGTGAAGGCAGTAACCATACACTGAGGTTCTACTGCAACATGCACCATACACATTGCACAAGAACCTTCCGCCGCAGACAACATCGTGCCAGCCAAAGACTGACCCATAGAACTACTAACATCAAGTCCTATCAGGGTCCTCTTGTTGGTCGGTTCTACGTTCCCGAAAGCGGTATAAAACGCAGCGTCCAGCGCATCTACAACCTTTGCGTCCACATTCCAACTTCCCGCCCCGCGATATCCGTGCCCAGCACTGTACGTCCTGAGGGCCATCAATATCTGTATAGGGTGAATTCCCGACTTCAGAATATGTTCCTTGTTGGACAGTTGGTCGCATACGATCTTCTCCGCATCCGACATAGGGGAAAGAACACCACTCTTGGAAAAATTGCCAAGATTACGCACAAGTGCGATCATAGGCATACCATTCTCAAGAAGCTTCATCTGAACTTTAGGACTAGGAAGCATATCGGTACGTAATGCTTCACGCGGAAGGTCAGGATATTTCTGTAGGATATTTACAGTAGCCTCAGGACTTGTAGCCGCTTGGGCATGCATGAATGCCTCATGTAAGGGATGCAGCTTCCTATCAACATCCCCAGGACCAAACTGCTCAACAGCAAACCTAAGTATACCGTCCATCACGGGATCATCAGCCTTAGGATGCGCTAAACGTAACACATCCCTGTGGGTATAACCCTCACGCTGACGGTATTTGATTACTTGATAAGCAAGCTTGTCAGGTTCTTTCTCAAGATACCAATTAGCTACCGCAGTACGGAGTCCGCGGGACCATCCTTTGAACTGATGGACGTATCCGAGGAATTGGAAGAGATGGGTTCCGATACGCGCAACCTTAGGAAGCGCATTATACGCTGCCTTGCGAGTCTCATCATCACCGGTTCCCACTGCCATAGCAAGTGCAAATAACGCCGGATCATTCTTAGGTGCCCTCTTACTTGCGGATACGTCAACAATCTTCTGCACCGCGCGAGGACCATCCTCAGCGATGCACTCCAACGCGCCAGTCGCGTTGTCAACAGTTAACTTGCGCTCGGAGATGTAATAGGTCCCACCTTCCGAACCAAGAATTAAGAAGCGCTCTAGGCGCGCCCACTTGTCGATCTGCCACACGAAGCCGCCAGCAGAGTTCGGAACTTGCGTAGAACCCGGTATCGCCTGCAATTGCGGCGTCACCCTAATAGAGAAACCCTTGTATGCACTCATTTAAACTCCCCGATACGAGCATTTAGTTCTTTGATACGCTTATTATTCCTGAAAATAGAACGGGAATTACGTAAAGTAATCACAAACATTATAGCACAAAAAGCAAATGCTAAGGAATTAAGCCAATGACCTTCAATCATAAAAGGCACTTGACTCAACACACATATAGCCACCAAAATAGGAGCTATATAAGCAACAACCATACTAAATCTCATGACATCCTCCACTTATAAAGATACAGATAAATTAATGACTAAGGATATTTATCTTAAGAGGATAACCCTTTGTCTTCGACCCGTATCTAAACTGTCCCCTCAACCCGTCAAGGTTGATATGTTATGGTCCATTACTAAGTGTTCTCAGAGCCATGAACCAAGGCTCAGGGGGGAAGCTAGGACTTGAACCTAGAACCTTCGGTTCCCTGTAGATAACCCTAACCTATCGACCCGTAACGTTGCGTTTCCCTGCTGCTTGGCTGAACACCTATTTAATTATATTGTTACGGATAAATTTATTCGGTAGGAATCATAACCAATGCTCTACCAATTGAGCTACTTCCCCCAAGTATTACAGCAAGTGCTCAGCACAATACTCAACCAAATGTTCGGCGCACACCCGCAACGGACCACCGCCGCACAACGGATTGCAGAACTGCAGCACTTCGACCACCGGCCGTCCGCAAGCTGCGTCCCCGACGTACCACCCGCACCCCGCTGCCATCGTATACCTCCCCCATGACTGAGCAGATAAGTTATTGAAGTGGAATTTGACCAGCACCACGCCTAGGTGAGAATCGAACTCACTCGCCTTCTTTTCAATAGAAGATAATCCACATTCATTCGACCCGCTCGCTGATTAGACAGATAAGTTACTAAACTAGAAATCCCTATTTATAGGGCGACCCCAAGGAACACCTTGGCTGGGGAAGATAATCTAATTTACTCGACCCGTCTACTACGACTTAGTGTAGATAAGTTATAGGAATAAGATAGCGGACTCGAACCGCATATAGCCTCTCGAGGCTACTCTTAACCAATAGATAATCTTATTCAATCGACCCGCAACTAGCGTTACTAAAGTCTTACTTTTATCGTCCACCAAAAAACATTACCAGGTCTCCTCTTCCGTTGCAAGTTCTTCTTGCTTATTAGGCTCTGGGAGAGTAGTAGAAATAGAATCAGCAACTATCTCCACATATTCCTTTTTAGGCCCATCTTCAGGAGCATATTCTCTCCATTGAAGACGACCAGTGATATGCACACTTTCTCCCTGCTTTAATGCATTAACTGGTTCACGATCATTACCAAAAACAAGAACAGTAAAATACTGATTAATCCATTGCATCTCCCCACTAGCATCCTTCTGTCTACGGGGAGCATTCATCCTAATCTGAGTAGGACCTTTACCTGATGCTCCAGGATTAGGCTTGGGATCAAATGAAAGTCTTCCACTAAGTACAACGAAGTTTGGCAATTCTAGCCTCCACTTTACGTTCCTCCCAACCGGGCATCGCGCCAGCATAGCACACCTGACGCGATACCGCCACGATCCAATCACGTTGACGTTCAGTCAATACAACTACAGGTAGACAAAGGTTGATATGGTCAATCATCGCATAATCATTAATAATTGCTAAGCGTCCACGGGAGAGCCGAGGGACGCTGAGCAGCAACTCATACGTCGGCATGTCGCCTAGGCGTTCCATGGGTTGTCGAAGGGCAGCAGCGAGGGAAAGAGAGCCGTCCTTCACATCTCGTTTCACCGCCGCGCGGGCGCGCTTGCTAATAATTGACTGAGCCTGTGCTTTAGGTTGGGTCTTTAAAGCGTATGAATAATCAGTCATGTTTCAATATCTTCCCAAATCATTTCCAATACTCGTGCATAACCAGCAATATCTACAAGATTATCATGCTTATGCTTATTATATTCCCTACTAAGCTTGGCGCAGATCATCATTACAGCAAAATGCTGCGGTTCTACCTTGAGGCCAGTGGCCGCAGACGCCATCTGAGCAAACCTAACTGCATCATCATATGCTGAACCATAGTCTGCTCGCCTATCACCATTAGTTAATGCTAATGCTTCTTCAAGAACGTTAGTCATCCCATAACTCGTCTTTAGTAGGACGATTGGCCCGTTCTATCTCTGTACCCCTGGGGGTAGATAGAATTCTAAACCATTGTCGTGCGTGCGCACCTCCCAACCTGTCTTTATTCCATTCGATATATCTTCTATCTGGATCACAATCTTTTGGATGTTTTCCAATTCCAACTGCGATTTCAGGTACGGCGGTAAGCGCAACCGTACCTGCATAGTCTCCCCATTTATTTGTATGGTGGAGAATAAGAATTGATGTATCGTATTTTCTGGCAATCTCTTGAAGTTGTTTAAAGAATGGAGTAACTAACTTAGGATCATTACAATCACCAGCAAGCCATAGGGATCGCAATGAATCTAAAATTACATATCCAGCATGATGATGTTGTATATAGTGTACAAGGCTAGTGAGTTCTTGGTCTAGTGAACAGTCTGGTTCATAGATTTCAAAAAACTCTCCACACTGGCCATTAAAACATGGCATGTAATGTAACCTACGTGCCATTTCATTAGCACCATTCTCTGCATCAAAGTATACAGAAGGACTGCCAAATGTAACGTTAAATCCTCCCACTTCATATCCCCTATTAGTTGTTGCACCCGCAAATGCTAAAGCAAGGTACGACTTCCCAATAGCAGGAGGACCATACATCAAAGTTAGTGTACCCCGAGCAGCTATATTCTCTACAACCCAATCAATAGGCGGAGGTGGATCTTGAACAAGGCTAGCTGCGTGTAAACTATGCATGAGTATATTCCACACGCATCTGCTGAAGCTCTGATTGAAGTCCAGAGAGTACTGACTGCCTAGTGCTAATTTTACTCTTTAATGCATCACACCTTGCCTTACCAACAAGATATTGTTTCCAAACTTTAGTATCAAGAGCTAGATGAGACTTAGCTCTCCTAATATCTTCTGCTGGTACCTTTCCTCTCTCTAATCCAGCATTATATTCTTCTATGAGACCCTTAGCAATCTCCTTTTCATATTCAAATTCTAAGTTAGCGAATTGAATCCTTGCCGTTGAGTAGTCATCTCCGAGATTTATAAGTTCTTCGTTAAGTTTTTCGATGTCTCGAAGTACGTCCCCTGGCTCTCTATCCACGCTTTTTCCAGTTCTGTCTTGTGTTTTTGACAATAACTACCAGCAGGATGATCTATGATAGTAAGTTCCCAAACTCCTATGCGAGAACAATCAATTATATCACAAAACTTGAGAAAACCACTTCCACCGGAATTAATTGATTTTTTAAACCGTTTGATCCATAACACCTAATTTTACTCTTTGTTTTCTATCTTGGATTGATTGATAGTGTTGTAAGAGAACTCTAAAATCGTCGAATGTGTCGGTAGATTCTACAATCTCGTAAGTTCCATCCACACAAAGTTGTAATATGCAACGTATATCAGCTGGGTCCTCTCCTGATTCTCGTTCTGCGTATTCATAGGCTTCTAACTGAGGGAAATACTGATCTGAATAGACCCGCTTCCCTGTCTTAAGATCAAGTAGTGCCCCCTTGCCTTTATATGTACCCTTCCTACACCTACACTTAAGGTCAAAGGTACCAGCATACTTGTACTCACGACTTCCGGTAATAACTTCTGATTCATATATCTCAGGATCGTTCTCAACCAGGAAGCGAGCTAATCCCACCATATAAGGATGCTCTTCTTCTGTATATTCCTCTAGCTCTAGAACTTTCTGTTCTGTAGCCCACTTCTCTAAGGCTCTATGGATTGCAGAGCCTCTCGTGCCCCCGCGCTGCATCATATGATTGGTAGTAAGTTTTTCAGTAGTAAGAGCAGCAACACACTCTTCAGTACTTAACCCATAGAGACTATACCCACGTTCATAAATAAGAGTCAATAAACCATTAACTCCAACCGTCATCCCCCACCACGACAAATCTTTGGGTACTGTATTTCTAATAATGGTGGTAACAGATGGATACTCAATACCATCTAAATAGTACTTATGCTTACCAGATTGAAACTCAAACTCAGGTCTTGGCATTCTCGATATCCTGAATCATCTGGCGAAGCATAGGAAGATTTAGTACTACATAAGGCATCTGTACTTCAAGCCTAATCCGATCTGGACCCAATCCCCAATCAGGGCTAGTAGAAGTAACAAGATCTACATAATTTTGTGTCACACTAAGTGGATAGTGTAAGGGATAGACCCTATCACCATTAGGTAAAAGAGTTCCTAGCTCAGTCTCGTTCCCACAATGAATACACTTCATAAGTCCCTCAACAATAGACTAGGACCCGAATTTCTTCAGGTCCTAGCGCTTGGTGAGCAGTTCCGCTCCTGAATTCTACGCCGCCCGTCAAGCCGGAGCGTCGCCGTTCTTCGACTTACGCACCCGCTTGGGCATCTCGGACAGCGGGACAGACTGAATGGCAACTCCACCATCAGTCGTAACACTCTTGATGTTAAGACCACGCCGCTCAGCAGCCTTACGAACAACGTTAAGAATGGTTGCAGTCTTAGCTGTATAATCAGCCTTACCCTTCTCAACTTCTTCTTTAGTCCCCTGAACTAACTCAATGGGCTGTCCAGTTAACCACGTATCATAAGGATACATTTCACCACGGCCCCCGCCCGCACCCTTACGGGTAACCTTAGGAAGCTCCTTCAATGTTTTAGGCATTCTACACCTCCTCTCTTATGCTGGTAGATCAAGTGACACGATGTAATCCCTAAGATCCTCTGCCTTCTCAGGAGTCAATTGTTTCACAGCACGTTCTAGATTATTTATACCCTTAATACCCATACTTGTCATCTTATTCTTAATCATAGGATGAAGTGCAGTATCAGTCTCTTTTATAACAGTTACAATCTTCTTAGCCTGAATATCATCTATAACAACTTCAGTAGGATTACCATTAGACTTCACATCTTTATTTACATCCTTACGAGCTTCACGAAATGCTACTGCATTCTTTATGTCTCGTTCAAAATCATCCGTCAAACCAACTACAAAACCCCACGCCTGTTCAAAACTAGGTACTTCCTTCGCCGGCAACCTACTAACAATCGTGTGAACCAAACGCAAAGCCATTTCCTGCGAGTGCTGGCGCTGAATCTGCGCCGTCCGAATCTCATCGGGATTCATCGTTCCTCCACTTTAGAACAATCTACCGTCAGTGTCAAGAGGTTTTATCCAAATCAATGTACGCGCCGTTGGCGACCACCTTCGCTCCATATTAACTTTAGCTACTTGCACATCATCCTTCCACGCCCTCCCGTTGAGTGCATCCATGATTAATTTTAAAGCATTATCAATATCAGGCTTACGATTACGAGGTATAGGATGACGCTTACCAGTAGTATTGAGTAATCCCTTGCTCGTAAAATGACTATTAGGGCGCTCAACGAACAAAGTAATACTAAGACCAATTGCAATATCGTCAAACCTTGCAAGATTCTTAGCCTCCCAATGCCTTCTTATCTCCCCCTCTGCTAACTCCGTTTTCTTTGGAGTATAACTCCAAGTCTTCCCTCCCTTACTTACCGTCCTGGCCCGATCCTTACCTTCAGGCTTACCAGGAATATCTAACATGACGTGATTATGAGTCATTCTGGCAAAATTTTATCTAAAAATTCCTTGGTTTTAGCATTCTGTTCATCAACACGCTTAGCAGAGACTATATCCTTAGTAACCCAAAGTAAGAATGCACCATCCTTTTCTTCCACTAGTTTAATTCCCTCGCACTCGAACCACTGTTGCAGTTTAGGCATAAACTGAGACTCAATCTTTACCAGAATCATCATTCCGTTTACCCCACTTCATCCAATTAGGTTGTAACTTCTGCCTCTTCTTAGTATGATCTGCAAAGGTCCTACTACCACTAATAAAGGCATCGGGATTATTCCTAAGAAGGATATCTCTATGACGAGCACAAACAAAAGCCGTTATAGCACGCTTAGCAAGTTCCTTAACTCTCTTTCCTCCCTTTTCTTTATAACGATTACGCTCCTTCTCAAGAGTTATCTCAGCAACAGCAACATCACCACACCATTGACAAAGATGATTCCCACTTTCAATTTCCGGTACTGGAATTGTTGTCTGTTCTATCTCTTTCATAGATCAGGTAGAACCACCAATAAGATGACGATATGCACGGGCTATTCCTCCGGCCTCTCTAACGGCTTGAATCTGTTCATCCAAGCTAAGAACGGGGAGGATATCAAGCTGTCCCCCATCATATCTTGTGTGACATGTTCGGCAGAGAGGTATAATATTGGATAATTCCATGGTTCCACCCAAACTTCTAGGCCAGATATGGGCTGGATCGAGAGGACCACCGCTGCCGCAGTATCGGCACTGTCCCTCATCGGTTACCTTTTCTATTAGAGGTTTCCAATTTCTACGAGACACGAACGTGGCCGTGCCGAGTTTCTACATATAGATAGATATTAAATCCATTCTCAAGTTTAATATCCTCACATATCTCATTCATCATTTTATCAGCCATATCTCTATCATTAGCATAGAAGTAATGACAATCACCAACAGGTGAGACCAGTTTAATCCGATATTTCATTTAATTTTAAACCCTTATGATATGCCATAGTTCCATATCTACGGTCAAATCCATTACAATAACGATGAGCAAGACGAAGATTCTCTAATGTCGAATTGCCACCGTCCCTAAGGGGTTTTATGTGATCTATAGTTGCTGACCATTTACTTTCATCCCTTAAGGTTACATCTATCTCTCGCCCACAAAAGGGACAAAGGATTAAAGGGCCGTCCCTATCTATTAACCTTTGAAATGCTCGTCGCTTTCTCTTGGAATTGTAAGCAGCCTCACGCTTTCTTATTTTTTGCTGTCCCTGTCGTTCCACTATTACGTCCTCTCTTACCGGGGCGATGACGACGGCAACGGAACCTAGACTTGACTAAACGGTCTTTATGTACCCCGCACTCGGGGCATCTCTCATCACGATAACGAGCAAACCGCGCTTTACATCTATTACATATCATAATGTGGTTCTTCACCCCCTAATACTCGTACCGCGTCATCCACATGCCCTCCCAACCAACCATCCGCATCCTGCTGCTTCTCTATATACTTAAGTGCAAGTGCAATCCTTGCACGTAGAGCAAGGATTTCATCTCGCAACTCATCCACATAGTCCCCAGCCTCCTGCCAATACGGCATCTCAGTCATCAGTACCTTCAACCTTGGGCACCGAGGAGGAGATTATATTCGGGCCACGATTATAACTTACCACACAAATTATGTGGTCTGGATTTACATATTCAAATCCATCAGCTTTATCAGGTGATGGCTTAATTCGAAGATATCTTCCATCAGCCCTCATTTTCTCTTGTACTTCCACCACATCGCGCGGTTCACGTTCATCCAAGAAGTAGAAACCATCCGTGGTTTTAATTATACTACGAGGCATAGGCAATCTCACTCTCACGGCCCATAACTAACAGGGTTATATACACCATAGAAAAAGCGTCTATCGCGGCCTCATAAAGATCCAGTCCTTCATCCATTCTCTTGACCACTATTGGATCTATATATTCACCCAAAGAGCACACAATGAATTTAACGTAGTCTTTACTGTCTATAAAGCCAAACGACTTAACAAGAGTTTCATAATCCTCCGCCGCGTTTACAATATCGACAGCCCGGTCAAATACTTCTTTAGCATCAGACATGATTTAAATCATCCATATAAGCCATTAGTTTAAATCCTGGACATTCAGTACTTGCACCCGGAGCCTGCTGGTGGCCTCGTACTGGTAGGTCTTCTCTTGTTTGTGCTTTAATCCAACGAACAAAGGACCTAAGTCTACTCTTAGTGTCTTCAAGAAGCTCATCGTCAGGTCCAATAGCAACCACAATGGCGACTGTCCCTTGATTATGACCAAGTTGTGCGGCAGGTGTGTATCCACCACCACGGGCAACCCATAACGAGTCTCCCATGTCGAGTGATCCTCGGGGTTGAAAGCAGGCGTAGTTATATCCAATATCACACCATCCTCTACCGACTTGATGAAACTGTTGCCAGCTACGTAATTGAGCTATAGCTTCTGACCTGGAATCCAGGTGTCTATAGGTTTCAGGAATAGCACCCGGCCAGTGGATATACAATTCATGAACTTCACTCCATGGTCGTCTGTCCATATCGCAGCGCGGCGGGCGAGCATTCCAGTCTTCTCGACTGTTGATAGTTAGGTCGCTCATTAGATCATCCTAGCATTCGACATAGGTTATATGCAAACATCTTTTTTGAACCTTCAGCTTTAATCATCAGCATCCATTGGTCTGAGTAATCTTTGGGCAATCAATTTCTTAATAGCTTTCTCAACACTTCTATCTTCAGTGATAACAGTAGGACGGCCAAGCAAGTTTTGAAGCTTAGCTACATTTTCAGCCTTAACTCGTGCAAGATTAAACGCTGCTTGTGACGCATCTTTTGCAGTAATAGGTTTGTTTCCTTCAAGTCCTTCGACAATTCTTGCAATTGCAAGCTTCTCCGCTTCATCGGCTTGACGGATGGTATCTCGCAAGTCGTGGACCATCTCATCTTCTGATTGTTTCGAGAAATTCTCTCTGATCCTCTTATAGTCCTCAGCAAAATCACCCTCTGCCCAACTCTTCATTTGTTGACGAGTAACTTCATAACCCTGCTCAGCCATAACACGTATAGCCTGAGGGAACTTACCAGCATTATATGCTAAAGCTGTAAGCGACTTAATAATAATCTTAGTTGTAACATTATCCTTTGTTACTTTAATAAGATCCTTAGGTTCATCAAATCCTTCTAGGGATTCATAACCCTCTGTACTAATAGGGCCACTAGCATGCTGATTCCCCCGACGGAATTCGGGGTCATCTCCTGGGAATTGTCCAAGTATTCTAGGCATTGCTTTTGTCCTCTATCCCGAAGTATCTTTCTACATACCTCGAGAATTTATTCATCAGAGTAGGCTCACCAGACACATCTATTGCTTCATTCTTATAATGGTATGAATGGGGAGCATGTACAGGGTGAACACCGCCAAACGCTGGATTCTCTCCAACATGAAGTCCCATAGATTGCGCAATTTTACCCAGGCGTACAACAGTCTTAGGACCCGCAGCTAAATGAACATGGTTTTTATGACCCTCCCAAACCGCACCATACACATTCGCACCATTGACAACTTGCCCATTTTTAACAGCAAAACCAGGACCATTACCAGTATTATGAATAAGCTCAAAAAGAGGGCTATGGCCAGAAGGTCTTGCTCCTGCGCCCATTGTATCAGACGAGGTTGGAGGGGCCCCTGGACTGGGGGTGGTTACCTGTCTAGTACGCTCGATAGGTTCGTCAACACTAATCGCACCAGTACGCAGGAGCAAGTTGTTTGGGTTTCTACTCTGCAAAAATTGTGCAAGAGCAACCCTACGTTGAGCTTCGGGATCTAATTCGGTAACAGTATGTGTACTAGACCCTGTGCCACTAGATACACCGCCGACACGAAGATTAGGTATAGAACTACTGCTAGGAACACTTGATAAAGGTCGTGCACTATCTATCGTCCTTTCTGCAAGGCCGCCAGTACCCCAAGGACTATTAGCAACAGCGCGGCCAATAGCATGAAGGTTATTACCTTGAAGAGCATTAAGTATGTTACTATATCTGCCATTCTTTAACGTCTTGACGGTAGCTGCTATACCTTGATTCCAATCACGATAGACTTTGATATTACCCTGGGTACCGGTGTTACCGGCACCACGCATAGGCAAAGTTGTATTAAGGGGGTTGAATTTAGCATCATTCTTCCAGTGACCACCTTCAGCGTTCATCCATCCTACCATCGCAGCAGTGTTAACTCGATTAGGCTTAATACCTAATCCATGAAGCACATTAACTGCAAAGGTAACTTTATCCATTACAATAAAATAGGAATAACAAGATTATGAGGACAGCCTTTATCAAGCAGCACGGCCACGTCAACCAAAGAAAGATTATTCGCTGCGGCCAGTAGTTCAGCTTCTTTCCATTCAAAATCCAAGCTTTTAGCTATACGTAATCTATATTGAAATATAGACTCTTTAGGTTCTCTCTGTAATATTATGGGAGTATACTTACCCACACAGTATTCTCCTGTAATTATAGCTCCAAGGAGCCATACTTATCCATATAAGCCCTAAGGGGCTATAACATATATATTAACTTATCTATTTCTATTAAAATATACAGCCCGAAGGGCTATAAGTTATATTAGTATAGGCCTCCGGCCTATTGCGCGTACGCGCGAGGCCAGACTCAATTTTCCCCCTCAGAGCGTCTTCCCGCTGATCCCTCTAGCTGACAAGTAAAAATTATTTATACCCGTACTTTTCAAGTAGGTTCCCTCCTGTAGATTTACCACTTTCAAAGCCATATTTATTAAGTAGACCACTTTTATCCTTACCCCCCTTGCTAGGTGCAATAGTTGTAAATGGATTAGCTTGTTGTCTTAATCTACTTAATGGGGTACCTTCTATTTTCTTAGATTTAGACATATTAGGTAGTCTAACTCCACTAGCAGCATCAGCATATCTTACAAAAGGTATTTGTTGTTCAATAGCAGAAACTACTGCTGCTATAAATGGAACAGCTTGACCATTATAAGCGAGTTTATCACCTTTCCAGTCGGTACCTTTTAGATTATCAATCATTGATGCATATTGAGGAATGACTGCATCAGCTAGAGTTCCAAAAAGACCAGTTTCACTTTGAAATACACCAGAGGGGATATAGTGACCAAGACGAAGAAGTTCTCCCTTTTTCTTTGAGGGAACCGAACCTTGCAGGTATCCAGGTGTATGAGCATCTGCTCCAGTAAATTGTCCTACAGATTTTCTCCATTCTTCTGTAATCTGATTCTGTGCTGCTATAGCAGCAGTTAAAACTGGATGATCGGTAGGAAGCACATGATATAAGAAATCAATAGCATTTTTTGTCCAAGCGATAAATGGAGTGAATGTACCAATTAAGTATTTCTCCCTTGGAGAGAACTTACCATAGCGTCCATACATACGGTCAATATCTCTACCAAGCTTTACTTGATGATTGGTATTTTTTAATCCTTGAATAGCTTCATCCATAGCAGCTTTAGATCTAAAAGCCATTCCTCTAGGTATCATACGATTATTACGCAAGGCTTGACCAAGCATAGCAGTTTGAAATTGTGATTCTACTCTACCATTGACAGTTTCAAAGACAAACCTAGTGTAAGCACTCCAGGCCCTAGAAAGACCTTTAGGATTACCCTCAGCTATTTCATGAGCACCTTTAGCAAGATCAGCTACACTAGTACCTGCTAAATGGTAGTGACCACCAGCAATGGTACGAGCTTTAAATTCATCTCGCTTCCATGCTTCTAAAGTACCTTCCTTAACCTGTTGATCCATTCTCTTAAGGATACGTTTAGCTGCGACGTAATCAATTAAACCAGAACGAGATACAAGAGAACGGAAGGTAGCTTCAAGTATATTACCTGTCATCCACTTGGGTGATGTACCAAGAACAACTTGTCTAAACTGCTTACCCCATGTACTAAAAGAAGAAGGAACTCTACCACCAATAGTGATGTGTTCCATATATCGAGAAGCAACATCTTTAGGAACAGCTACCCAGTACTCCTGTCCATTTTTCTCTCCCCACCTGAAGGGCTCATATTCCATTCCCTGTTTCTTCGCCTGCTGAACAGCAAGTCTACGAGCGCTTTCCTGATTCGTCTTGACTACAGGCTTACCCATAGGGAAATTATTATCAGCAGTAGTAAGATCTTTGTGAGAGAATTCGCGGCCAATGACTTCAGATGGAAGATGTCCTGAACCCCAACCAGCGGCCATCGCCTCATCTACACGACGCTGAACCTCACCCCTACCAATACCATAACGTTTCTGTTCAGCACTCGTCATAGGACGAGTAGTAGGTTCTTGACGTCCACGAATACCTTTTCCTCTCATTATATCTTCTACACCGGTGGTACCAAGAGTTGCAATCTCTCCCCTAGTACCGATAACACGTAGAGGAGTCTTTACTAAAGGTGACAACATTAATACTGTAGAAACAGGATTGTTCTTAGCAAACTGACCAGGATGATGATAAAGTTCTACATAGGACTGAGCAGTCATACTGACGGCTTTAGGTATTCCTCCCGGTGCACCACCGGGAGCAGCGACAGACCCTAGACGATATATAGAAGCAGGAAGATTAGCTGGAATATCTATAAGTTCTCTACCAACATTTGCTACTACTTCATTTGCAGTCTTAGCAGGACCTTTAATTCCTGCAATATCTAATCCCTTTAAAGCAAGAGCAACATTAGGAAATAGACTAGTTGCTGCAATTTTAGCTCCTAGTTCAGAAGCACCACGAATAGTTCCTAGAAGTCCACCACCCTCCTTTTGTCTTTTATGGTAATCAATTATAGCACCTGCTAAAGCAATATCGGTATTAGAGGGTATGTCGTGCTGTGCACGACTTCTTGCTAATTCTTCATTACGCGCCATACGGGCCGCGTGGGTATGCAAGACGGCTGCCTGCTCCACTGAAGGGCTGAAAACGTGCTGAGCACGGGCTACGGCGGCCTGACGGGCCGGCAGAGGAGCGCTCTCGTATGCCCGTGTGACGTCATGGCGATACTGTGGAGTCTTTTTGAACTTCTCAGCCCTGTTTAAATCTTTAGCACTCTTTACATCGCGTACTTGAGAAGGAGTTTTAGGAATGATGTGTTTTTTAACTTCACCATCACTACGTGATCCGGTTTTAACTGGACCAACCCTTTTCCCAGATTTATCAAATCCAGGTTCTGGCGGAAGAGCCATCAGTTTCCACCGGTAGGAGCGTTTGCATTCATCCAGTCATTCACACTCACTCCATTTACTTCAACGTCACAAACCCAACGAGTAAATGATCTATTACCTTCTTCCTGAATTGCCGTTGGAAAAGCTTGATAGACAGAATTAAGTACTACTTCCTGTCCTCCAATTCGAGATTCCAATAATCCCTTAGCTATATCTCCGCCGACCTGATTCAATTCAGGAGCAGAATAGTTATGTAATCTTACGTCAATTTCAGCACGTACAAAAAAATCAAGGCGAACCATTGCATGGAAGGTATCACCATCATGTACGTTTAAAACTGTAGCTTTATGAATATGGTCGGGTATCATTTTACTGTTTCTCCAAGGCCAGGGATATGTTTAGCAGCACTGCGGTCAGGTTTCTTAGTAGAAACACCTAGACCTTTGACACTAATACCAGCATGCCAGAGTTTATGAATAGTGCCTCTAGAAAGATAACCAAACTGAGCAATATCCAAAGCAGCAGAAACAACAGCCTCAGGAGTATCAGTAGAAAGACCAATAGCTTTACGCAATTCTGCACTACTAGAATCCTGCCAAAGATCCTTTGCTAATCCATGACGACCCTGTTTTCCTATGTGAGTCTTAGCAAACGCAGTAAGTTTACCAAAGTTAGATTGTTGCTTAGTCTGCCCAGCAGGAGCTAGAAGTTTATTACCAAATGGAGTTATACCAGTTTCACCCTTACCTTTACCCCTACCAGGATGGACTAAATTATTCCAGTTATCAACTTTCTTTTGTCTAGTGGTAGGATCTAAATCGGCAACCTGCTTATGTGTCATACCATTAAAGGCACCAGTTGTATACATCTTAGAACCATCACCAGCAGAACGTGGATGAATCTGTCTGTTATATCTACGCTGACGAGCATCTACTTGTGCCTGAGTCATATTAGAAACAACACTAGGCTTCATACCAGCAAAGGCACCAGACGAATAAGGCTTATCTGCTTTAACAGCAGCAACTTTAGCATCGGCTGCTGCAACATCACTCTTAAGATTAAGGGTTTGAATAGCGGCACCTTTTTGAAACTCTGTGTCACGGAGATCCATAAGAATTTTAGTAGCAGCTTCACCTTCAGCACCCTTAAGGTCGGCCGCTTTAGAAAGAAGTTCCTGACGTTGATTAGCCACTCTATTAGCAAGATCCTGCTGTGCTTGAGCAGCCTGAGCAGGGAGCACCGCTTGAGCGGTACCAACATTTCCTATAAATCCTTGTGATTGTGCTCTAGCAACGTCTTGAGAACCTTGCGCTTGAGCAGCAGCACGCATCTTCTGATCGGCAAACTCAGCAGCAAGATGAGTTGCCATACCAGCGTCTAGCCCTGTACCCCTGATAGCAGCATCTTGTGCGGCACGATCCTCATAACCCTTTTCCGCTGTGTTGATTGTATTTAGTAGTCCGGCGCCGGATTGACTGATCTTGTCAGCTAATTGACCGGCGCCCGATACAGCAAGACCTACGGACGGTGCAGTGAGGGAGGCAAGCTGGGAATACACATCTCCTATTCGCTGCGATGTTTCACGTTGTTGTCTATCTAAATAGCCACCTTGACGTTTAAGCTCAGCCTCTTGTGGTCCATACTGGCCGCGTACTATACGCGCTACTGCTGATTCAAGTGCGGGACCTGATAATACTGCACTAGGATTATAGAGTTGTGCCTTAGCTAGATTACTCTGACGTTTAGCTAATAACGCAGGAGCATATTTTTTCAGCGTAGCATCGGAGAGCTTGGCTCGCTCTCCTGGATTCTTCAATTTATTAGCAATATCAGAAGGAATCATTTCTTACCGCCATATCCATGTTTGTGCATGAATATCTTTGCGGCCTTAAGGCCCTTCCTGCGTTTTATGCTAAGGAAGATGGCAACTCTTTGTTTTGGGGGCCAAGGCATTCTAACCACGCTATTTCCATATGAGCTTTAGCTTTCAACATATCTTCATAAAGTAATTCATTATCAGGATCGAGTCTATGACCCTCTAAATACGTTTGATATGCTGATATTTCTTCAGAAAGAATCATCGCTTCCCAAATCCTGGTCTTCTGATAGGCTTAGGTTTAATATAATGCTGTACTATTTGTGATACTAAGTCTGCTTGAGTAGGAGTAGGAGCAGGAGGGTTATTTATTAAAGCTTGTGTTCGTCTATCCGCCGCCGCTACCCCAGCTTCCTTATACTTAATACCACCAGGTGCAAATTGAGTTTCAGTAGATGATAAATCTATATCTCTAAGATTCTGTCTACCTGTATAGTCAGCTTTAAGTCCACCAACTTTTTGAGTATAACCTTGAGTTATATCACCAATGTTCTGCCCAAGTTGTCCAGAGTAGAAAAGACCAGCTTTATTAGCATTGGTCTTCGCTGATTGGATATCTCGATAGAAAGAACCTTGATTCAGGGTACCACTGATATCATAGTTGTTAGCTTTAAATTGTCCTTCGGAATTAGCACCAAGCATAGTCAAAGCTCTATCTAGAGCCTCTTTATCTTGTCTACCCTGTTCTCCTATTTGAGCTTTATGTGTCCCATAGTACTCATCTATATTGGAAAGACTTAACCAATATGCAGGATCACGAATATCCCCACCACCAGTAGGAGTAGGAGCAGCAATATTCACACCACCGGCCTGTGAGGCAGCAGGAATATAAGAAGGTTGTACTGCTCCCGGCCTTTGTACGCCACCTAAACCAAAGGGACCCCACTGATTAATACGAGGAGCTTGTGGTGCTCTAGGAGCATAGTGAATTGTAGTTTGTTGCCGCTTAGCACGCGGAGGCGGAGTAACAGGCATTATGTATGGATAAAGTAGTTAACCGTTACAGACAATGGATAGTTACCATCAGTAGCGCTACCACTACCTTCAGTGGTTAGAGTGGAAGTGGCAGTTGCAAATGGGTTTCTAAGCGCCCCCGTACCTAGGGCAGTTTGAGTACCGTTCTCCCACATGCAGATATTTAATGGGTTGCCAAACACAGGGCCGGTCCCTACGGGGACGTGTGAATGTGCAGGCATATTAGATCCTGCGCTACCAAACGCTGCGCCCAGTGCATGAGTAGCACCAGCCATTACTAATACTCGCTCTTTACCATCAGGTATCTTAGGATCAGAACCAGTAACACCAAACGGTGATCCTAAGCCAACTAAAAGCGTACGTAATGGACTACTTGCCGTAATAGTCCGACCGTCCATTAGTAACCATCCACCATGGTCTGCATTTCGTATGGAGGTCTTGATATCACCAGTGTCAAAAACGCGACTAGAAGCCCATTCCCAATTCTCTTGACAATCAGGAGGATCTACTAATTGTTGAGGAAGGACAGGCATTAATTCTCGACTCTGAATTGTAAATCAAAGAAACATAAAGGAGTAGTAGTATTTACAGCAGCGACTGTATTTCTTATTTCTCCTGTTGTGCTTATTGATATTGGAGAACAAGCACCAACAGCAGCAGTAGTTGAATATGGAATAAAAGATCCATAGGTTTCAATACTTGGCCTATATCCTATGGGGAGGGTAGCAAGTAGGGTGCTAGCAGCTAAGGTAAAATTACCTCCACCAGGACAAGTATAAATATCATGACGAATATAAACAGTTCCTGTTGCACTACGATAATAGTATAACGTAGCTGGAGTAAATGTACTAAGAGTTACTGTTAACCAAGATGAAGATGCAAACTTAGCAGCAGTAATAGCAGCATTTACTATATTACTTGCATCTACATTTTTTGTAAGAATGAGTTGTAGTTCAGTTAAACAATTAAGTACTTTATTATCTTCTGTGGTTATAGGTTGCCCTATAATTGGAACCGCTTGAACTGGTAGAGCCATTAATTCTCTGCCTTATATGAACCAAATAAACTATAAGGTCCTCTTGAACTTACTATTCCCTTACTGGAACCATCGTCACCCTCTAATGTTGAAAGAACACCAGCGGTAGTAAGCCCAAGAGATCCCATTTGAACTACGGTTCTATTTCCAATAATCATACATTTTATAGTAGTTCCTGGTCGGTATCCAACAGGAAGTGTCGCTATGGTAGTATTTATGAGTACATCTGCACTAAGACTGTGAGGATCGGCTCTAAATCTCACAATGCCTAGTGGATCTTTATAGAAAGCAAGAGTTGTAGGAGTCCAAGTTACCCCTCCCCCTAGGGTAACTGTCTGCCAAGGGTCTTGAATGAAATCAGTATAATTCAAATCAGTCCCTAAATTGACCGTACCAAGAGCAGCAATTATTGTTTGAAGTTCAGAAATACAAGCTAGTGTGGCAGCATCAAAAGTAGCATTTGATGTACCCACTACTGGTAATGTTTGAACTGGTAGAGCCATTAATTCTCTGCCTTAAATTCTGGTCCACCTACCCAACCACGCGGGGATGATGCTACCACCCATGTACCTCCGCGAAAGCGTATATTACCATCTATATCAATTTGTAAAACCCTACTAATCTGATTATTATTTGGATTTAAATTAAGGCATAATCCAAATATTATACTAACTCCTGGTCTGTTTCCAGCAGGGAGTGTAGCTATAATTGTATTGTCAGTTATATCTATAGTGGGAGTATAAAATTCTGGTCTAATATGTACAATGCCAAGAGAATCTTTCCAATAAGCCATGGTGGTAGGTGACCATACACCACCATTAACTAAGGTTAATGTTGACCACGTGGGCTGTGTCTCAATTTTCGCAGGAGGTATAGTATTATTTGTAATATTTACACTTTCAATAGAAGAAATAATTGTTTGAAGTTCTGTTAAAACATTAACTACTTTCTGATCTTCTGAACTACTTAATTGTTGTAATCGTGGTAATTGTTGTACAGGGAGAGCCACTAATTATTCCTTGGAGTGATATAAGGAGTATATGCGTCCATTTCAAATGGATTAATAGATGTACTTTGTATTTGGAAACTAAATACTCGACAAACGCCTAATGTGTAAAGGCGTCTAGCAGCTTGTGTTGCATTACCACCAAAAAATCCTTCTACGCCAGATGTACCACTACCACCATAAGTATTAACAGTACCTGTATAGAAAAATATATCCGTTAAAATTAATGTACTAGATAACCCAAAGTCTTTAGAAATATACGCATCTACTGTTCCTGCACCATCAACATGAATTTCACGAATACGTTTATTACGATATGGTTCCTGAAGATAACGATGTCTATATACTCCTGAAACACTTAACCAAGGACCAGTCCACTGAACAGTATAATTAGCCCCATTATCTTGTAATTGATCTATTACATAGCATTTATCAACTCTAGCTGCTGTAGGTATAGCTGAAAATAATTCTTGATCTGTTGCAGGACGCCATAGAGCAAACTGATTAGCGGTATTAGTATGTTTCCACCAAGAACTAGTAGTAGTATCATAATCTAATGTTAAATTATTGGTAGTACCAGTGGTGCAAATAGAAAGATAATAATGATCATTAATAAAACCACCACAAGCACGTTTACGTTGGGCAGCTACTATTCCATCTAATGTAGGATCTATTTTAATAGAAATATTTTTTAAACTTTTACCATCTGTAACCCATACACCTTTATCTTGAGATAAGAAAAAAGTACCAATAGGAGTTTCAGTAATACTTCTATATGCTGCACAACCTAATTGAGAAGATAAAACTCTATTAGCACCTGTGTCTAAGTCGTAGACAACCCATGTTTTCTGCTTCTTAAATACTAGGAGATATGGACCAGCAGTACCAATACCAGTAATCGAATCACCATCGGTAGGATCAAAATCAACAACATTCGCTGCTGGCCAAACTCCAGGATTACCAATATCAGAAAAGAAAAGGCGCGAAGGATTGGTAGTATTCCCAGCTATCCACACACGATTCTTAAAATAAACCATATAAGAACCTGTAGGAACAGTTCCTGAAGTAGCCACCCAAGTAGCAATAGTACCTGTACCAATCCATCTATACGCAGCAGTTGGATTATTAAAGTAGATTGGTCCTACTGATCCAGCAGTTCCCGTTCCCGCCTGAATAATAGCCGTATCTAATGGCGTTCCAGTAAACACAGCAGTGTTAATATCAGTAGCTGTTCCAACAGTAGAGACAGAATAGACTTCACCATCTTCATCTATTGCAATAAGTACATCTCCTGCCGTTGGTACACCATAGGCTCCAAATAAAGCATGTATTTGAGTAGAGCCAGCATTCAATGCTGTAAAGTTTGAACAAAACGTAGTACAACCATCACGTTTTTTTATAGAACCACGAACCGTTGTAACCACATTAGAACAATCACGACACTCATTAGCTTCAACTAGATATGGAGCAGATTTAGTATTAAGTCCACCGGTAAAATCAGTTTGACGTAAAGGAATACCTCTCATATATTCCACATCCCCTTAACCTGCCGGGGTCCATCACCTACAAACTGTCTATCCTCTCCCAATCCTCTAAGAGCCTCTTGATATCTACCAAAATGATACCCATGCATTTGACTATCATCTTCAGCTATATACGCTTCAGCCACTGCATAACGAATCATCGTCTTATGCCAGTCTAATGGCAGAATAGATACATCATCATTAGCAGATAGATCTACAGGATCCTTATAATACATCAAAGTTAATATATTGGGGACGTTTGGAGTAGGATATAGAATAATGTTTGATCCTATTGCGTAGGATTCAGGAGCACCAGTAACTTGCCCACCCATATTCCAAAGAAGAAGATCGTCATATTCTTCAATAGATAGTTTCCATCCAAAATTAGGATCTATTAAACCCTTGACTCGTACAAGATCGGTTGGTTTAGTATAAGTAGCAGTCCCTGATACCACATTAATAGTAGTAGTTACTAAAAGTTCAGGGATAGTTACTTTTCGTGCTATTTCGGCCTGGGCATCATTTAACCATATCTTAACTCGACTCCGATACGTATTAGCATCAAAGCCATAATTAAGAACCTCATCTTGCATTTGTAGATATGTACTCATGGCATACTTGACAATTCCACTCGAAGTTGCTATAATCGCACGTGCGCCGGTAGCTCAGTGGTTAGAGCGGCAGGCTTATATCCTGTATGTCGTAGGTTCAAATCCTACTCGGCGCATTACCGGCTCGTCTAAAGGCAGGACATAAGGTTTTGGTCCTTATAATCTAGGTTCGACTCCTAGGCCGGTAGTATGGCGCTATAGACTAATTGGATAAGTCCCTAGTCCTTCAAACTAGATGATGCGGGTTCAAATCCCGCTAGCGCTATTAGGCCCCCGTAGCTCAACGGTAGAGCAAAGGTCTTTTAAACCTGAGGTTGTGGGTTCGATTCCCTCCGGGGGTATTAGAAAGGAAATACACCATGAATGAACATAACTGGTATTGGTTCTTAATCGTAACAATCCTAATAGGATTCATTTTACATGGCTGATTACATTACTCATCAGAGCATAACAAAAGTTATACTCTAATGGCTAAAGTACAAATAGAACGATACTACGGACCATCTCATTATTGGGGTTGTATGTATCCACCCACTACACCTACCATTCGGCCTTATCTATTGAAATTTAGAGCACTTTGTCTGCCAGATAAACCACAAGAAGAACCAGAACAAGAAATACAAGAAAACCAATAGCAGTATTAACAGCACTCATTTAGGTTTCATTCCTTTCATTTTCCTGTGTGCAGCAGCAGCTTGTTGGAATCTTTTCTTTCCATACTTCTTCCTTCCAATAGAAGCCGCTACTGCACCAGGATTACTAACTCCACCATGAGCAGCAATCTTAGCCTTTAGACGATCAAATCCTAAATACTCAGCCATTAAGCTGCCTCTGTATTTACTAATTGAATGCGGCTATAAAAGATTCCACGATCCTCTGCATTAAGATTACACGCATCTCCTATAATATAAGCAATCTGTAGCTTATCATGTTGAGATAAGGTAGATAAGGCAATAGCATCAGCTAATTGGTCACGCTGTAGTTTAGTAAGTTCATCCAAACCACGCTGACGCTTTTCAACTCCCTTCATATCAGCTTCATGTTGTAACTGAGTTCTTCTTTTATGCATTAATACACATCCGGTGGTATATAGATAGGACCAGGGCGACCTTTTTTAAGGTCGCTTTTTATTGCGTGTGCTAGGTGTTCTGATAGTTCTCCGACCTGTTGGGAGAACTGATAATCCTTATCAGCGTCGATTTGAGCCTCCCGAGCGGTCAGGTCGGCTCCAACGTCGTAGTCCGATCGGCAGACCTCTCTGCATCGCTGGATGACCCTTCCATCAAGGACTTCAGCAGTGAGGACGAGATGATTCCTTCCATGCGCCGCAGCCCCTTCGAGATAGATCATAAAGTATCTCCCCTCAAATGAGTAGGACACTCGTAGTCGGGAATCTATCTCTAGGAGTTGTTTGGCTATACCACTGACATCATTGTCTATAACAATAGTCTTTCCCCCGCGACCGCGGATGACTTGATCTACGGTTGCAGGAATAATAGAAATCATACTAGACTTTGAATATCTTGTAATGGGACACGGGCTGTAGTGGCCGTAACAGGATCAGCATATAGCGCTGATGTGGGATTACTTACTAAAGTACCACCAGATACTAATGTAGTTGTGGTTAACACAACATGGGGAGTTGAAGGGCCACCAACAACCACTGCACCAGGTTGTATACTATTAAAGGTCCCACTTAATGGGGGGCATGATTTATTTAATGTGAGAGTAGCCATTAGAGTGCAATTCTTATTGTGCTCTGATGAGCAATGTAATTAGCCATTGATTATGCAACAGTAATGGACGCAACCTGATCCATAACTGCCGCTCCGGCAGTAGCAGAATCTTGTCTGCATCCATGATTAGTACGAGTTGTTAGTCCAGTAGTACCAGTAAACTCAAGTTTACCGGAGTCAGCTCTATAAGTAATACTTGTAGCAGTGAACTGTTCACCACTGTTCATTGTGATAGTAGCTGTATAAGCCATGATTTCCTTAAATTAAATTGTTTGCTACGGCAACAACTAGAGAAATAATAAAAGTAGCACAACCGACAGCAATAGCAATAAATCTACGATTAGCAGAGTCAGTATTTTCAATAGCTTGCACTCGTCTATCAATAGTAGCCATTTGCGTACGAGTTGCCTCTGCAAACTCCTTGGTAGCATAACTACCACGTTCTGAATTGATCTGATCCCTTAATTCATTCATTCCCTCAAGACGACGATCTATCTCCTTGCGAGCCACTAGTAGAGCTTCATTTTCCTGATTACTACGTTCTTCCAAGACAGCCACCTTGATTTTTAATTCCTCACATTCACGAGTGCGTGCTCGTAGGTCATCGCTTTCTGTCATCTCCCAATTCCTTTTGGTAAAAGGCCCCCCTCCGAAGAGGGGGACCCTTTCATTACTCGGAAGGTGCTACAGCATCGCCCTTTCCAATAGCCATGAAGCTAAAGAGGTGAGCTATGGTCGCAGTTGTCTGTGCTAATGGAACAGCAGCACCAACAGCAGCAGTTGCATTCACGAATGCAATCTTGTTGTCAGTTTCATCCCATTGCACCACAAAGAACGAAGTCTGGCCAGCATCAGCAGCCACACCAGGTTCAAAGTGTGTCAGGTTGTTCAAACCTAACAATGACGGGGCTAAAACGTCACCACCAACGGTAGTGGCGCCAGCAGCCGAAATACGACCAATGACCATTTTACGATCACCAATGCTAAACACCCTACGCTTTGTAACAGTAAAGGTAACAGCCATGCTGCCCCCTTACGAAACAACGCTAGGCGTATCGTCAGCGCCGCCAAACATACGAGCAGTACGGTTAGGTGCCACGCAACCAAGAGCCACGTACCACTTGAACCATGCTTGCCAGATAGCCTGACGCTGACCGGCAGTAGCGGTTGTCTTCATCTGGAAGATAGAACCGTTATAAACGTCCAACCAACCAGGACCAACCTGTTCAAACCACTTGAAGCCACTCTTATTGAGAGCAAATGCCCAACCCTTTGGGCAATCATCATCAGCAATAACAGGAACCTCATTTACCATGATGGCGGAATAACCACCATGCACAGTAACGGCCTGGGCATCGGTAAAGCGCTTCTGTGACTGATAAGTATCTGCCAATCTACGCTTCATACCACGAGTAGTAAGGAAGACTTCGACCTCTCCATTACCACCACCACCAACCAGGTCAGCGACCTGTTCAAAAGCAGACTCACCTGCGATACCCGCAGATAGGTCAACAGACGCTGCACCGTCCCAATACTGATTACCAGCAACAGATGAATCAATAGAGTGCAAAGTACGGGACTGACCCGTAATATTGCGTAATCCATCCATCTCGTTGAGACGTGAGGAACCACCAGCAACACCGTTGGAAAGATAGATTCCAAAGGTGTTGTCGATAGATGCCGGAGTACCAGTAGCAGCACTTAACGTGACAACACCAGTAGACGCAACAACATTAGTAATCGTAGTACCGACAACTCCAAAAGAAGTTGCACCAGTGGTCTTGACGATAATATCGACAACCATGCCGATCTTAAGATACTGTGTTTCTTTAATGGTAGAACCAGTACCGGCGATTGCTCCAACAGTAACAGTAGAACCAGTTGCAGAAGCACATGTAGCTAACAGACCATCACCAGTACCAAAAGCCTGACGATTGATCTGTTTCTTTAGATCCTGTGCAACTCCACGCGACTCTGCCTCCATAACAGAAACAAAGGCGCCTTCATTAGACTTGGTTGCCTCAATAGCAACGTCAGTCAATTCGATACCTGCGTAGTGATAACGCAGGGGAACAATTGCGTCAGCCCAATCCTGACGACCAGCAGCGGGAAGTGTTGCAGCGTCACCACCGGACGACATACCAAAGTTACGGTTTTTGTGAACCGGCACAACGGCACGACGACCAGTATGGTCAACATGAGCGGAGTCACGTTGTATCTGATCCAGAAGATATGTCTTCTGGTTTAGCTGCTCCACAATTGGACCCACGTACAAGTCCTTCAGAATGGCATCAGCAAGGGCCAAACTTTGAGTGGCCAACTTACTTTAACCTTTCTATTTATTGTGGTTTATTTAACTCCACTCTGCCCTAGCCCGGTGCTGTACCAATTCTCTTAGATTTAAGATCCATATCGAAAATCGGCCCTGGCGCTGGGCTGTACTTATGTGGTGTGATACAAATGGAGCTTACGGGAATCGAACCCGTATTTATGAAACCCCCAGGCAGCCCCAAAGTTACTCATATTTAGGAGTAAGGTAAACAGGCATCACCCCCCACCGGCCATTGCACGCCTAATTCGTGCTGCGGCTGCTTCAGTAGCAACTTCAAAGTCTTTAATATTACCAGGCTCTGTATTAGAAGTTCCACCCTGAACAGCAGGTTTAGGTTGTGCTTCTTTCTTCTCAAAGAAATTCTTTTCAGTCTCTCCTACCAACTTCTGAAAATCTGCGAAACCCTTTTGAACCATTTCTTCATCAACAGGATAACGAGCCGCTAAAGCACAGATATAATTTACATGATCATCAGTAAGATCAGGATAATCCTTCTTAATCTTATCAATTTCACTATTAACCCATGCGGCAGATTGCGCAGCTTGTTCTTGTGTTATACGTTCCTGTTCTTTTTGAGTTTGTTCCTCTCTCCAAGCTCGAAGTTCTTTAACCTCAGCCTCTAGTGGATCTACATACTCTTCCTCTTCGGGAGACGGTTTAGTAGTAGTTCCTCCTAGAGCCTCAGTAAGCTCTTCCTCACTCATATTCATATAAGTAAGAAGTTCAGCTAGTTCCTCAGGCTTAACCGTACGAAGATCTACGGTATTGTCTCCAACTTGAAGTGCTGAATAAGGTTCCCACTTCTTCTGCTCTTCAGCATTAGTCATGAATTTCTCCTGAACATACTTATCCCAATGTGGGACAAGTTGTTCAGCAACATCACGATCTACATCTTCAGGAAGGTTATCTAGAAAGTCTTTGTGAAGTTCATTATCATTAGTTTCTTCAGCCATTACTCACTCTTTTCCTTGCCCCCAACCTGCTCCATAAACTTATCATGAGCTTCTTGGAACATTTTTGCAGCATCTTCGTACGTCTTAGGTTGATTCTCTAATCCCCGAGGCTCTACAGACTTCATATTATATTGTGTTACCTCAGGAGTATCACTGCGACGGTTATAATCAATCGCCTTAGAAGCAGCCTTAGTCCCAGGTGAAGATGTTCCATCTTCATAGGCTTCCATACGGGAAAGCTGAATCTTAGCATCTTTAAAAAGTTGCTGAATCTGACGATCACCAGGAGAATAATGACCTTCATGATCTTTAAACCATTGATCAATATACTCTAACATTTGTTTAGCTGTTAATTTATCAGCCATAATCTATATCTCCAAAAGAACCCATAGGGGTAGATGGAACCTTTCTATATCCCCCCACACGGGGGGGCTTATTCTTTTTAATTCTTTTCAGTGTTGCCCTATAGGCACGTTGTGCCCTTGCATATTCAGCAACCGTCATAGGTTTGCTATTACGAATTGCTTCCTTGGTTGCTTGTTCGCCTGGCGTTGGCATTAGCTTGTATCTTTACTCTCTGTAGTTCAAACATAGCATTTTGAAGATCCTCTTCGAGTTTTGCCATATGGTTTGCTTGGATCTTCAGTAAGTCTCCGCCCACCCTGGCCTGATCAGAAAGAGTCTCCTGCTGTAGTTGGGTTCTGGCTGCGTCCTGTCCTCTAGCAGATTCACGTTCCTTGTGCAAGCTTACATGAGCTTGCCATACGGCTTGGACTTGACGCGGTGAGCGGAAAAAGCGGGAAGATTTCATCTCATCTTCATGCCCCGCGATGTGAGTAGGATCATCATCGTAATCATTTATTGGTAATGGTTGACCATTATATAGGAGTCTATTTTCTCTGTTAACTTGAGACTCATCTTTGGCGATATCAGAAAAGAAAGCTTCCAATCCGCCCACTTGATAATCACGTAATACTCTCCTAAGTACTCGTGGATCAAGTGGTTGTTGTGCATATTGTTGATTCTGAACAAATAGTGTTAATGTGTTAGCGATCGCAGCTTGCTGTGCCGCCTTTGAAGACGGGAACTGAGATCCTGCTTGAACTTCGACCTGGGTGTTACCCTTAAGAGAAGCTCCCCTAAAACTAATGAAATCATAAGCACTGTCTTCTCCGACAAGGGTCACCATTCTCTCTTCTTGATAATATTCTGCAATTAACTTAAGAACCATTTGACCAGAATAACCAAGTGAAGTCTCCATTTCAGTAATAGTTACTCCAAGTCTTGTATCATCTTGCTCCAATAAAAGATTGATAGCAGCAGCAGCAGTTACTCCTGTTGGAACAGTAGCATTAGAAACCTCATGTTGTCCTGAAATCTCACGTATGGTATTAAGAATTCTATCAACGTCCTCACTCACGTAGCGAGGCATCTCGGGAGGTTGTAAATATGATGGTGCAGCATTAGCCATTGTTCCATCATAAAGTACTTCTTCTCCCGGTACACCAGAATAAAAGACTTGAGCATTACGATCTTTCAGTAATGCAGGATTACCAATACGCTGAGCATTCTGTCGTATTTGAGTCTTAGCCTTATTAAGTTCAATTTGAGGTTCTCTCAATTGATCTACAAGAGAGGTAGGCCAGAATCTCCCGGGAACTTGTACACCACTGAACATGACGTAAGGTAAACCCTCGTAATGATTGTCCTCATCCCTAAGGACTTTATCCTTGGCCCATACCACATGGCGTCCCTTAGAGAACTGCGTGTTGGACTTCAACCATAATTCCCTAACCTTGACCCCTTTGTATGAGGTAGATCCACCCATACGCCAAGCGGGGAAAAATCTACTATCGGAAGGTCCCGCAGAAACTTCAGTATCACCGGAAAGTTCAACATCGAAATGGGAACGAACATACTCTTCACTTTGAACAACCTCTTCTATAATCCATTCGCAGGAGTCTATATCTTTTGCAAGAGGGTCCGGAAGTATTTCAAAAGGATTTCTAACTTCTAATGACACCTCACCCTGTGAAATGGTTTTTGTGGAAATTGCCATGCTCGAAGGAACTTGACTCTTATATAAGAGTCGACCATTTTCATCTTGCATTGGATTCCCATTTGCATCAATTACTACTTCTACTTTCTTTCCAGCACTTCCATCCCAACAGATTTTCCAAAATCCTGCACAGCAGATATCTGCCCACATCAATACATCGAACAATTTCTCTTGCATACATAGATCACGCCATTTACCTTCCATAATTCTCTCAGAGAGTTCAGCAGCAGAAATATCAGCATCATCACCCGAGTTTGGAATAGTAGTCCAAACAGGACGTTGCTTAGTTTTTTTGGCCAGACGAGTGAGAATCACTGGCATGATCATATTTTCTGTTACTAATTGAACATGCTCAGGAATTCCTACCGGCTTATCAAGACGACCATGATTCCACCACACCCACTGATCACCCAAGAAATGGGCAAGGTTAAGATACCAGTCAGGTTCAAATCTAGAACGAATCATTCTAGATTGATCTGCTAATTTATTCAGTGCTGTAGTTGAACCAGTATTAATTCGCACTACTTACTCACGTTTGGATTGTCTTCTACGATAGTACCAACTTGAGCAAACGCATTAGCTAATGCATGTTGTTGCTCATACTCAACTGCTATAACCCTTCGCTCGTCCGAAGATAAGTCTTGAGAGGGCGATTTTGGGATCGAGATTGGTCGAGCGGGGAACTGGATCAAGGCAAGCAGTCTCTGGCGCTCCTGGGCGTGCTCCTGTCGCTCCTGGACTCCTTCACTCAGGCAGACGATGAGCGCCGAACCAAGGAAGATGACTGTAATTGCTAATATATAAATCATTTATTTATACTAACTATTTAACATTATTAAGGGATGGATTGATAACCGGGACTAATATAATTCATACCTGGTTGCCCTACACCACCGCCAGCGGGTACATATGATCCACTGGATGGGACACCATCAATAACGCCCGGCCAATCGGCTTGTACCGGATATAGCGTGTTAGCCATAGATCGAATATTCGATCGCTTGATATACACATCTTGTAACGTGCGACGTGCCGGCAACGTTAAATAAGAGGAGGAAGAAATTCCATATGCGGATGCACTGTTAACAGCATCAAACTTCATGAACTCACCATCAATATCCATACGTCGCCAATCCATCGCGTGACCAGTACCGGACTGTGTGAAAATCCCCTGATATCCATAATCGCCGCTCATCTTGTCAATACGAACCAAGTTTCGAGTTGACGTACCGTAGATCTGAAGCATGTCGGAGTGGACAGCCAGCGCAGCGTAGACGCCGGTGCCATCCTCCTGGGCCTTGCAGTCCACCCGAGCTACGCTGTCGAAGCGGATGTTCTGCAATGTCAGGTGCGGCGCATACCAGTAGTCGGTCAGGCTGTTGAGTTGGAAACCATCACCTAGTGAACCACTAAAGCGATGGATGACCCCAGCGGTGATATCAGTCGTAAAGTTGATTGCCGCCCCACCGCTCGTTGTCGAAAGCTGCAAAGTATCCGTGGCGCGATTGACAACGTAGTACGGATTCCCGGTCACTAAGCCCGCGCCACCAGTAATACTATGAAAACCGACCTGTTCATTATTCTGGAACGTATGTCCAGTTGCTGTGATTACATCGGTGGTAGAGTTGCCCGTACAGTTTTTCGGTTCCGGCGCACTGCCCCTGATCCAAACGCCCTCGCAGAAGATGTTGCCACGGACATTATTGAAAAAGAAAGCCCTCATGGCATTTGCGTCACGCAGTGCTGGCTGTCCTCGGAAATCTACTTCACCACCACGAATAAAGATCCCACCACCGTTTAAGAATGTCAATGGACCAGCGGTGATCGGTTCATCAAAGATCACCCGATACTTCGTGGTGTTATTGAGTGTCGGGGAACGGTTCGCATTGTTAACATGCAGATCCGTGTAATCCGATAGGTCTGGTGGTTGCCACGACAATAATGGTGATGCTGGGAAATATGGAGTTGAGAGTGGCCTACCAGGGTCGCCTGTAACCCTAATCCCACTAGTAGTCTGAAGCTTCGGCTGCTGCCCTGTCGATGCAACCCAATGCGCGACAATCCTGGCAGCCGACAATTGTGTTGGGTAAAACGCTACTTCATCAATCGTCGAAGAAGTAAAAAGATCAATAGTGCCTCGGTTATTACGTGCTCCGATAGTCATTGCGAAACCGAAGTTAGCGAAGTTGCTCGGAGATCCACCACCCGTGGGATTGAACAAAGCAGATACAATCTGACCATCAACAAACGCCACCATCAGGTTTCGCGATGCATCAGTTACAACAAAAACAAGATGATGCCACTGCCCATCGTAAATGTTGTTAGTAATATGAAGATTAATACCTTCCCCACCGGAGTTGTCGCGAATCGAGAAGTGTGTCTTACCAATTGATACCGCAGACAAGTTGTCAGTATTCAAAAGACACTGAACAAGCATTGATGTACCGGTACTAAGAGTGCCAAACACAGCCTGTTGCAAGGTTGTGGTCGTCTTAATCCAAAACTCCCACGAGGAAGTAGCGACACTCGCTCCCAATGTTCCAAGCGTGGTAGTGAGAACCCGTTGTGACGAACCCGCTGCAAATGTGACCGCAGTGTCGTTATCCCCAAGTCCAAGCGCCCCTGCAACAGCAAGTGTCGGTGTATTGACGTAAGTACCATTATGCGCGCCAACTTGGTCTGTCGCTGTAGTTCCAGAAGGTTCCCCAAGCCGCCAGTATGCGGTCGGAGAGTCCGCGAGAACTTCACTGGAATAGCTCATGCGCGTTCAATAAGTACCGTAAGATCAGACCCAGCAACAGAACTGCCGATTTGGTCAATATCGACAGTTACCGCCTGTCCTGCTGCTACAGCAGTAATATCGGGAGCAGTAAGTGCACCAATAGTGCTCCCCGCTGTAATTCTCGGTCGATTTGCTTGTGTTGTAAACATACTTGCACCATCAAGATTAACATCTACGATCGCGTCTGATCCTGTTGGCGCAGTACCTACTGCGGCGCGAATACTTACAATAATGATAGGAAATGGCCATACTAATTTAGATTGTCCAGACCCCGGAGTCAACGTGCCAGCAAAACCAACGGTATCAATACCACTACTAATAGTTCTTACTATTGAACTAAAAGTAATTTCACTAGTTGAAGTAGAAATACAATATACAGATGAAGGTGTATAAAATGATTGTCCCGATGAAACAGTAGTATATCCAGTAGATGCTAATTGATCTAATGAACCAAGTCTAATATCCCCTGGTCCAGCATTGGATACTTTTAATCGTTCTGTAATTAAGATAGGATGGTCATTTCTAATTAACATGATATATCTGAAGTAGGATCAAGTTGTGGTGGTGCTAGAGTTTCCTCGTTAGAATGTGCTGCTGAGGTTCCAGAATCTTGAGAATCCATACCACCACGGACACAACTCGGGATACCAATATTACCCTTAACTAACACAACGTCATCAATGACGCCGCGTCCGGTAAAGCGTAAACGATTACCACTAGAGAAAGTGTTACCAGTTAACGTTGTGCGAAGTGGGACTTTAGGGTCAGAATTAGAATAAGTACCTGGAACTAGATTAAGTTCTCCAAGGTATATCGTCCAAAATGGCCAAGTATTGACCACATAACCAGCAACATTACCAAAGTTATTGTTCTCAACAATTAGATTCAGATTATAACGCTGAGTCAATCCGTTGATTAAAGATGAAACAGTATTTCCTCTAAAAATTGCAATACCAGTCGTGCTAGGACGAGATGGGATATTACCATTCTGACCAATTTCCCAACAGTGACGTGCACAATTAATGAAGTTATTATTTACAACTTCTGTATAGAGAACACGCTCTTTGGTCGATACATCATGAGCAAAGCTACCATTAAATGTGTTGTTGGCAATTTTTACTCTCATGCCAACGTACGGGCTCTCGTCGTAAATCGCAAGACCATAGTCCGCCCCACTACTAACGCCACCAGTGAATTTAAATCCTTCAATAATAAGTCTACGGATGGCACCAATAGTACTCTCACCAGACACAGTACAAGAAAAACTAGGACAATGAATTTCAATACATGTCTTAGGAGTACTAGGGTACATGCTCAGTGAACTATAGGTTCCTGCGCCAGCATTAATTGTCACTGAGTCGTTATTAGCAATAATGCTGCTCAGTGTACTTGGAGTTGCGTTTACTGGCGTACCACCGCACGGAGCAACCCCTGAAGGAGTAAGAGGACACCCATCGGGACCAACTTGTGTGCCAGCAGGAGTACCAGGACAAGCATCTTGTAGATCAGGTACCCCATCACCATCAGAATCAACCGGAGGAGCATTCTGCTGGATGACTAATTGTGGAGGAGTTGAACTGGTAGTGGATGACATATTTGTCCAGAGGTCGCCACTCTTAGTTAACTGGAAACAATTAGAACCAGTATGAAGTTTATCAGGTGGGATTGTAACTTCCAAGTAGCCAACCGGATCATCCGGGACAGTAGCTAGTACTTCACCAGGACTAGGAACTCTATTGTATGTGGTCGGTAGCCCACCTTCAGACCAGAAGCAAGAAGACGCACGTACTTCAAACGATTGGAAAGTATGCCATTCGGAATGAATGCGTAATTTGGCACTATAAATTTGCGCTGGTGCATTCTGGAAGTATAAAAATGGCCGACGAATCGGATCACCGTCGAGTTGTAGTGGGTTCGTAGGAGATGCATCAAAATGCGTATTAGGTTGGTCACTACGAACGTAAGTATCACTCGTAGCATTCTCAGCAAGCGCCGAGGAAGAAAGCAGCAGAAATAAAAATAGGATAAGAAAGATCATTGATCTAACACGACTCGAACGAGATATCCTCTATGATAATAGGTTACAACCCTCGGTCCTGGCGGTTCTACTGGTGGTGCAGGATCGGGGAATGTTATTAGAATAAGTTGTGAAGGTAGTTGCCAAGCTTTATATGTTACATTTCGCAGCGGTGTAATTGCTGGGAATTGGGGTGGTAATGGATCAGGTACTATAACAAAAGTGTTAGGCTTAGGTTGATAGAACTTATAACCTGGTACACTTTGTAGTGGGAAGATAGCCGGTTGTTCAAAGATATCTGGTATTACCAGAATAGTCTTTGGACTGACTAGAAACGGCTTTATCTGAGAAACAACCAGCGGAGATATCGCTGGAACTTCTACATCCGGTGTTATAAAGAAAACTTCAGGTACCGGCTGATAAGCCTTCTTTATTTCTGGTATCTTTGTAAATAACGCTGGTGTGTCTTGGAATCCTCCGAGATTCTCTTGAGTAAATAGAACCTGAGAAGAAGGTTGATAAACCTTATATAACTTTCCCTGTAACGGGAATATTGCAGGTACATCAGGTACTGGATCAGGTGTTACTAAGAAAGTCTGTGGTTGAGGCTGATATCCCTTTTTGGTTGGGAGTCCCGCAACTGGGGCTATAGCGGGTATATCTAGAACTGCATCAGCAATAATAAAGTAAATCTTAGGTGATGTTAAATAGACCTTACTTTTGGGAGTGTGGACTATTAATCCAGATGGAAATTGTCCTTCAAGATAAATTCCCTGCGGACCAAGTGGTGTCTGTACAGTCTTGACACCGATTACAGGAAGGAATGGCACTATTTACTGTGCGTGGACTTGTGTGTCAACTACAAATACAACACTATAGATGTCACCAAGATTAATAAGATTAGGAGCAGCCTTAATAGCGTCTGTCATTTGAACAGCAAGATAACCTTCAACAATTTGACTACCCGCAACAACTAATGAGAATCTGGCTCCTCCATTCAAAGGTTGAAGATTGACAGGCATTAGTTCTCCATTAGTTAGGACGTGACATATTAACCCACTGAGTTGTGAAAGACCCAGCGACACTCAACGTCTTCTGCATTGAGAAGTAGTTAATAATGGTATGGTCAAAAGCACCAGATGTACCACCAAATGTAACCTGTAATCCTGAGTTAGCAGTTGCAGCCACACCACCAGAGAGAAAGAATCCAGTCCCTTTCATAGTAGCGTTTGCACCAACAGCACCAGTTGTTAGAACGGTTACCACAAACCTCATAAACCAGGGACCAGACAGTGACGAAACTGGCGCTGTCTGAGCAATAGAAGCACCAAGAGGAGTAGCGCCAACTGCTGTTGCACTCGTTCCAACGAACGGACTAATGGTTAACGCACCAGTAGCAGCAGTAGTAATCAATCCACCGGCTTCAATAATATATACCTTGCCTGGAACAGCATCATAAGCAGGTATGGGTGTATATCTACCAGGCTGCCACATAAGAACAGCAGTAGTTGCTACATCTGCTGCTAGCGGGTCGGTGATCGCTGCTTCACAAACTCCACCATCTTCTAAATATTGTCGTGCCATATTACCAAGCTTGTATCACGTTAGGAATATTAGAAATACTAGGAATATCTTCGCCCCAAATAATCGCGTTGACCGTACTGGTACCAAACGCACCAAATGGATCAGGAAAGTCTTGGGGAGTAGTTGTTTCTTTATAGTTACCACCAGCATCGCCCTGAAAGTCGAAATTTTCAGTTGATGCGTGCATGCCCAACCAATACGTTGTGCCGGACACAATGCTAACTGATGTTCCAAGGGTAGCTTGAAACACATCAGTCCCCTGTGCAACAGTTAGATTATCAACACTTGCTACACCAAGTAATCCGGCAGGAGCACTAGCACTGTTTGCATAAATACCTAACCGAATTGCAGTTGCCGTAGGATTTGCAACTTTCGTCTGTGCTTTAATAATCACTAATTGTCCCGTGGACAATGCGACAAAATCCCATGCTGCCGTAGTACCCACCGTGACGAAGTCCCCAGTTGTCCCGGCAGACTGCCGGCCGAGAAGCACAGTCACTCAGGGTGCACTCAGGTCGTGGATCTGCGCGAGCTTCGCGTTCGCCGCGTTAAGCTGTGCCTGGCAATCCCCTGTGGGCGGATCGCCGCCGACGACGAGCAGGTGCACGCTGCGCGGTCGCAACGCCACGGTCAGCGAATTGTCGGTGGCGACCGGGGCTGCCGCCACCATCTCAAGATCGAGATGGCCGGCACCGGCGTCCATCATGTTCGAATGCTGATCGTCCACGAGGTAGTGCGTGACCGACTTCCCCGAGTACCCCGTCGGCAGCTGCACCTTCACGGACGGCGTAACGTCTTTGCGGTAGCGCAAATGCGACAGCAGGATCGACAGGCTCCCAACCGCGTCCTTCGACGCCTGCGCGAAGACGCCCGGTTGACCGACGTAGCTTGACGACACAATCGTCGGCTTGAGCATGCTCCACTGGCGAAAGACGTTGAGGTTCGCCCATGGATTCAGCCGGGACATCAGGCCGCTGGAATCAAAGCCGTCGAGCAGCCCGTCGGTCGCAGTCCCAAACGAGCCATCCTCCGCGACGGGACTGGTATAGACGGCGTACGCAACGCCAAGACGTTGCATTTCGATCAGGCTCGCGGCGACGAACGCTGCGTGCCAGTCATTGCGGTGATACTCGAATGTGCGCCACGGCGGAACGCCCTGGCCGTGAAAGTTGCGAATCTGCCAGCACCACTCGCCGACCGCTATGAACGGCACAGGATTCAAGCCGTACTGTGTCGCCCACTGCGTGACCTGCATCCGCGCACGGTTAAGTTCGCCGAGATTGCCAGAGTAGTAATGCCAGGAGATGAAATCCAGCGGCACGCTGTGAGTGGCGCAAAACTGGATGAGGTTCTTGACCCAGTCCGTGTTGAAGTCCGCAAAGTCCCCCGCCCCGACCTTCACGGTCGGATCGACCAGCTTGATTGCACCAACAGTCGCGACATACATGGCATGGAATTGGTCCTGTGTACCGGCCCAGCCGGAACCATCGGGCTCATTCCACACCGACCAGTAACGAACATCGTGGCCGACCTCGATGAGGGTGTGATACACGAGGTCGCGCACCATTCGTCCCCACGCCTCATTGTCGTTCGGCGGGATGTTGCAGTAGTTCGCAAAGTCAGCGCGCGTCGTCGGCCCGGCTGGCACACCATCAAGCTGTCCACCTGAGTAGGGCTGCACATTGCCCCCCAGTAGTGTCGGCGTTGACCCGGCGTCACCGATGGTCGCCATCCCAAGTCGCGTGTGATAATCCAACGTGCGGTCCACCACACGCCAGTCATAGGAATACGCACCACTGATGCCCGAAGTCGGGTGCGCCACATCGGGGGCGCCCGTCTTGATCGGCGTCACGCTGAGATACTTGCCGGATCGCAGGCCCGTGACGGCCTTGGTAGGGATCTGGGCCATCGTCTCGGTCGCAGGCACGGAGAGCGTCAGCAGCCCACCGAGCAGTTTCTGATTGACAGTCGCGCCGATCGTCGTGTTCACAGTCAAGACGTTGAGATCATCGACCGTAATCGACTGGCCGGGTGTGCGCGCCTTGCGACTGAGACGTAGATCCGACAGCGACCAGCCATCCGCGCCGGCACCATTGAATCCGAGGATCATCAGACCGGTCGTCGCGCTCGGACTCGCCATTACCGCAGGCGCACCGACGTTCGTCACAGTGCCGACCGCCGTCCCGTTGACGTAGAGCCTCAAGACACCACCGACGAACGTGATTGCAAGGCTCACCCACTGGCCAGCAGGGATCGTCGGAGTGGGCTCATAGACGAGAACTGCGGAAACGGGTGCGGTAGCCTGATTGTGGAAGAACCGAAGCACCATCACGTTCTGATGAATGTCGAGCATCAGGGCTTCGTCGGCGGACAAGCCCAGCGAAAAGAGGTTCGCGCCAAAGGCGTTCGCCCATGACACATCGCCCTTCACGAAGAACTCAATTGTGAACTCGCGGGCGTCCAGCAAACCCTCTATCGGCATCCACAGAAACCCGTTCGGCCGCACATAGCAGTGGACGCCCCTGCGGTATTTGCCCGGCGCGTCGCGGATCTTCGAGGTCGCCTGCCACGGCGCGCCATCGGTCACCGGATCCGCCATGATCAGCCCACCGGCGCCCGGCAGCAGAAGCTTCTCCACATCGGCGTCGAACAGGTACAACGTGTCCGCCTCAACGGACTGTTGGGCAAGGGGATCCCAAACGGTCACAGTCACTCATCCCACGCAATATAAAAGTCGCAAATTTGTCCAGTACCAGTAGGAGTAACTATCACGACACCGGACGTTGTTGCATTTTCTAGGATGAACTCACCAGGACCCCACGTCCAGATAACGCCAGAACCGACAGCCGCTCCTAAAGAAGCCTGCTTGTCGAGAACGGCGTTAATAGTTGCATCTACTGTATGAGTCTGGGCTCCTGTCGCCACAGCCACCTTAGAAAAGTCAGATTCAGGAACAGGAGTTATCGCTGCTCCCTTAGTCCCGGTAGCACTTGCACGTCCTACTCCAATAGCAAGTGCTGTTGAGGTTGTATTGAATATTCCAATTTCACGTATCTGCGGTCTAACGGCAGCAGTCGCGTAAACAGAGGGTCCACGCGCTGCGGTTGGAACAGCAGCCATACGTCCTGATATTGCAAATCTAGCCATGTCTCACACGTATGCCCACAGGACGAATCCTGTCACGGCGGTAGTAGTTGCACCAGTTGTCATTGTCAATCCCTCACCAATCTTAGTAACCCATATTGGAAAACCACTATCGGGAAATACCGGCATAGAAGTAGAGGCTCCCGGCACCATAGTAGGACTTATTGCTGTCCCGGCGCCGGCAGGTTTCGAATTGAAGGTGATACCACCAGCAGCAGTTCCTTGCACTAACAAGAAGCCCAACACAGCGACCTTCTTGTCAGTTAATGATCCAGTACCGGCAGCAACGAGGGAGGAATCTGTGGTGGCAGTAGCAACGTTAACGTTAGCTGTTTGTATTGAGTATCCCATTATTCTTTCTTGAGTTTCTCTATCTCACGCTCAAAGAAGGACCATTTTCCCCGCGCTACTTTGAGTTCGTGTTCTAATTTAGCGATTTCTTCGTCTTTATCTCCCACGAACTCCATTCCTACTAGGCGCCCAACGTTGATGGCACACTGTTCACAAAGATGAACATCATCTACAGTAATCAGTAACCCATTAACCTCTTCCACTCCTCCATCGTAAGTGGCTGCTAAATCAATCCATCTTTGAGGATTCATATATTGCTGTCTACAGGAAGTACAAAAAGCATAGAAAGGAGGTTCAGGTTGCTGTATGAGACGTATATTGCCAACTGATCCTTCCTTAAATCTAGGATTATATTTAATATCAGGCATTAGATCCTGCCAGTACTTCCGTTCTAAGTCCACCTTGGTAGATACTAATAGTCATCATATCGTTAGACCAACCCGGTTGAGGTTTGTGGTCAGGATTAGCATGTCCACTAAACGTTAAGCCAAAGTAGTATTTATTGGGATCACCAAGACAACCACTCTCGATCATATCGACAGCACAAATCTTAGCTTCCTCGAATTCTTTTAGACATTCATTAGTAGCAGCATTCTTATGTGCTAAAGATGGTATATCTTCTACTGCTACGTTACTAAAAAATTCACTCCAACTCATTACTCGTACCTCGCAATGTCAATTGCGTTCACAAACAAGTTTGTAAACTTATAGCTCATCGTCTACTCCCAAATTTAATATAGTAATATGATAAACACCACTTACACGTACAACCATGTTTGAAGTGTTTACAAGGTTTCAATACAAAAAGGCCGGTTTGGCTTGTCGCTTCCCCCGTCTGCGATCTTTCCATGCGGCTAGGTCCGCTCCTGTCAAAGGTTCATCAGTTAATGGATTAATAGGAGTATCAACCTTCTCCGCAGGAGTCAAGTAAGGACGTGCCATCACGACATATCTCAAGGCATCAAGCAAGTGATCGTCCCTTTTGACTGGTGCTTCCTTAGGATCGTTTTCAGACCCTCTAGGAGGTTTGCTCCATCTATATTTTCTAAACTCGTCAATGGTATTAACACAATTGGCCATGACGTAGAGCTTTTTGTGCTCAAGACGCACAGCAACTCTATTAATTCCGGCTCGTACGTCATTTTGTCCTGGGAAGGCTGTGATCCCATAATCGTGATATTCTTGTTGCAATGACCGGCCCGTATTATGTTGTACATTTCTAGCGCTCGGATCAATAATATACCACTTAGGACGAATGTTCTTTACCGCGCAGTAAACCTTTATCTCATGGCAGACTTCCGCAACAGTTTTTCCTTGAGCACAAATCTCATGAAAAACAACAAGACTGTCATCAGGAGTATGCATGATGAACAGAACAGCCGCCATGTTGCGGATACCAGGGTCGATTCCGACGTAGACGGTGTTAACGAGATTGTGTACGTCTTGTTCGGGGATGACGTGATCGAAGTGGGGGTATACGAGCCCGTGTAAGGCGATGAAACGACCAGTCTTTCTCGCTTCCCTTTCTTCAGGAGAGTATTCAGCAAGCGCTTCCTTCTTGGCAGTCTCGTTGATGTAGGGGTTATCGTCCATGTCAACGAGTTGGACGAAACAGTGGGTAAGTTGGTGTTTGGTATATGGTACATAATACTTATCATACATCCATGACATACCATGAACAGGAGTCATCGAGATGATAATGTCCCCGTTATTGTCGATGATTCTAGCTCTATTCTCTTTATAGATATCCTCGGGCGGCTCTTCATCGAAATGTACGCGATCCAAAGATGCGCCACCGTGGTTAAAGGCCGCCTGCTCGTAAGTTTTAAACTGACATATGGAACCATTTTTAAACCGTAATGTACGACGCTCACGGTTATATGCAGTCTTCCAGGTCCCACCGTCCAACTGTGCAGGTGGAATCCACCGCTTGAGCTCTTCATATACAACCAATTCTATTTGATCGAAGTCCATTGCCACAATGCGCCATCTATAAGGTGGCGTTTTGTGTTTGTAAGGAAGAAGATGTTCAGGAATCACATCTTCATCACAAGCTTGAATAATGTCATCCACACAACAAGTAATAGTCTTTCCAGCCCTGTTGCCTCCCAAGAACCATTTCCAATGCTTTTTAGATAACAAGAAGTCATGTTGCTTTGGGTAAGGATGAAAAAACAATAAAGGATTAGCTTCAGCACCCTGAATAATAGAATACAGATCATCGAGAAGTTGCTCACGCTTCTCTGGTTTCATTTTCTGTATTTTTTTCCAGTCGATTAGATATGCCATGTTTTTTCTTCCAGCCGAGAGCGTTAAAGACGTCCTCCTGATTCAGCCCATAATTACAACAAATTATAAAGATTGAGTAGGACCATCCATACGTTTGTCTGTAACGTCTGTAATGTTTTCTAATAATTGGATCACGCATAAGTAATCCGAAATCTTTAGGCGGCGATCTAAATCTTCATTAATTTCATCCATATTCTGAAGAAAGTGTATATCATACTCATATAGAAGTCTTATTTTGTAGTCTATATTCTTTATTTGTGTTTTTAGACTATCTTCGATATTAAGGGTATTACATACATATACACCACAAATGGTAAATCCCATAATGTACTCCGAAACATTTTATGAGATGGGACTCCGGGTAGGTGTTCTATATAAAATAGGCCCCCTACATGAAGTAGAATAATGCAGATAAGGTACCGCAAACTTAGGTACCTGATAATTAGGTACATTATCTTCCCCCCCCCATACCTTATACCACTTCAACCTTCTTATACTGGATATTCCAAGTGCTAGACCATCTCTTATAAGACTATATCAATATAGTACCTTACACCTAGTGAACTACTTAGTAATCTAGTAATCATATCATCTTACTACTATAGGTTATAGTACTCCTATTGATAGTACTTATCATAGTGGTACTACTCATCCTAGTACTTATGATAGTAGTACTTTCCCGAGTAGTAGTTAAGCTGGTGTGCTTAGGACTACTCGGTGTCGTCCCCTCCTGACCCTCTTGAAAAGAGCACTAAGGGAAGGAGATTCCCTAGATCGTTCCGCCGCGAGACGGTTCTAACTCCCAACCAATAGTAGGGTTGCGTATGTCATAGCTCTTACACCTTGCCAGGTACTACTTGACTTCGATCACACCGTGTGAGACCATGCTTCTTACAGACACCACCGAAGGAGCCTGAATCCCTGTAGCTGGGCCAGACCTAGCGCTGACGACATAGAGGAACCGACGACTAGACGTAGGCCGTCCTAGGGAGAATCACTCCCCTGGATCTGTGCGCCCGCGCCTGGGGTGTCAACTAGGACTGTAGAAGCCTCGCCCTCTGAACCGGGCACTCGGGAAGGATGTAAGATGCTTGCTACTTCAGGAATTCATGTGTTCATCCAACTGATGGGCGTATGGGCTTGCATTTTCGGCTTTGTCGGTGTGCTTTGGTTTGCCGCCGCGAAGTCTGCTCAACCATCGCGTAAGGATGGGGAGAATCGTGAGTGAACTCTTCTACATCCAGTCTTACATGTTCACTTGCGAGCCTAGAGACATCTCCAATCTGGAAGGGTCCTGCATCATTGAGGACCGTTTTGGAAAGAGGTGCGCTCGATTGAGTGATCGAACTGTTAGGGATGGAATAACCCAAAGTAAGCTCACTACAATAGAACATGCCGTCAGTGACGTGAACACATCGCTAGAAGCGCTTGGGCTGGACATTTGTCTAGTGATCGAGCGCTACGTTTGATAGATACGGCTAGCTTGGTCAATGCGCGAAAGCGGGAACTACCAAGCTAGCTGTATGTGTCATCCATCTAAGGAGAGTCAAATGTTCAAGTCGGGAGATAGGGTCCTCTATCGAGACGACATCAGCCTTCCCGCAGGAACAGTCATCCACATCAATCACTACAACGATGGATCGCTCGACGATTACTACGTCGAATGGGACGACCACAAAGAGGATGACTTGTACCTCGCCGGTCAGCTTATGCCCGATGGTCCAAGCCTAGGACTCACCTGCTGAGTGTAGTAACCCGGTCTAATGTTTGATAGATACGGCTAGCGTTCTCGGAAGATTACCTGTCCGCCCGTCATGTAATGGACGATACAACGGACAATGCACGATAGAAGCCAGAGGGTATGAGATGAGAACGCTAGCTATATGTGTCAT